ATACTTTTGCTCAAGTGTAAGTATGCAACTGAGCGAAAGTTCAAAAAAGCCTATTTTCGGAAAAGTTTCAAAAATCGACACCTCGTTAAAGGCCCCTTCCTGCGTCGTGGCTGCATTTGACCTCAAAAAGTGCCCTAGGTATTCCCGACCCCTCAAACGTGCCTAGAAATCGATTTAAATAGCCTGTGTTAAAACGTCGGAAAAACATCTATTTCTCTGACAAAATGCTTTTTTGATTAAGTGTCTATCACAAAAAAAATACGGACGGAAATCTGCCTTGGTTTATGCCAATGCAGATGCCCGTCCGGTACTTATTTATATCTGTGGTCTCTTAATCTTCTAAGCGGTAGCTGATGAAGGCGAAGCGTTTGCTATCTGGTGCCCATGTATTAACATTTAGTGTGCCTTGTCCACCGAAAAGACTAACGATTGTTCTTGGCTCGCCACCGGCAGCAGGCATTATTAGCAATTCTACGTTCTTGTTTGCCGGATGATCGCCTGGGTCTACATCACCTTTTTTGTAGGCAATATAAACTACCTGTTGTCCGTCCGGAGAGACGTGTGGGAACCATGAGTTACGTGTTTTGTCGTGTGTCATTTGTGTTTGTTCCGAGCCGTCTGCTTTCATTCTCCATACTTGCATTAATCCGCTGCGTACAGAGTTGAACCAAATATATTTACCACATGGTGAATATTCAGGGCCATCGTCAAGTCCTTCGGCTGTCGTCAAGCGGATTTCATCTCCTCCCTTAGCTGGGATTATGTAGACATCGTAATTGCCGTTACGGTCAGCACAGTAAGCAAGATATTTCAAATCCGGACTCCATCCATGTAGATAACTTGGTCCCATTGGAGTGATAAGAGTAGGGATTCCACCCTCGAATGGTAGAGTGTAGATGCGCGACTTGCCATCTTCCTTTGTTCCGTGGCTGATTGCGATTTGCTTGCCGTCTACCGAAAGGATATGGTCGTTGTTACAGTTAGTGGCGAAGTCGGTGTTTATCTCTATAGGTTCGCTTGGGTTATCAATTGATATTTTGTATAACTTACCCTTGCTGTTGTATACAATCCATTTATTGTCAGGTGTCCAGTTTGGAGACTCAATAAGGAAAGGGAACTCTTTTAATATTGTGCGTTCTTCGGTGGTTACATCTATTATTTCAAGGATGCTGGTTACCTTTTGCTGCGCCGACAATGTTATTGCGCCTGCAAATAAAAGAATGATGGATAGCGCTTTTTTCATACTCTCTGTTATTTGTTATTATCGATGTGTTGAGATTTGCTATTAACTATGTGAAAAGTAATATCATTGAGATGTGATACTCCTTTACTCTGATATATATATGAAGTCAAGCCACATATAATTCATCTGCCCTTCTTCCACTGTATGTAGAGTAAGTACTTGAATACCCTCTTTGAGTTCAACTTCAACTATGCCTTCCATCTTATTCCAATGATGCCATTGGCGAAAAGTTACCGGCTCGTCTTTATGGTAAGTCGATTTAATGGCAATAGGTCCTGATATGTCTTTATCATTGGCCGAAAGAGATATTTTACCCCCTTTGTAGGAAGTGTACATAAGATTCACCGAATATTTGCCGGCTTTCTTTACATCAACAGTGTATTTTGTCCATTCTCCCGGATTAGTCCATCCGATATATAATGTATTAAGCGGAGGCTCGACCATATTGTATGGAGAGATATCAATATCATTGCCCTTAGTGTAGCTGATATCGACACTTTCCGCAATACGAAAGGCGTGCAGATATGTTCCGTTAAGCGGATTGTATGCCCCGCTACCACTGTTTGTATTGTCTGAATCATGATATGCTACACCCTCACCACCAAAGTCATAATAAGCACAGAAAAGACGACCGGGTATTTCCTGCGGCCCACCTTTATGCACGACATCTTCAAATGGCTTTCCTGCGTATTCCTGCGCAACAGCACTTACACTAAACATCAAAGTTGTAATACCAATAAGTAATAAATTTAGATTTCCCATTTTCATATACGTAGTTTTTTATCTTATGTTTCTTCTGTTAAGCTCTGCTCTGTACCGGTTTGCATTCCTATTATGCTCGGCAAGTGTAACAGCGAAGTTATGTCGACCGGACAAATCTTCTTTTGCACACATATATATGTAATTATGCTTTGTGTAATTAAGTACAGCATCAATTCCTCTGATAGACGGAGACCTGAGTGGACCAGGAGGCAGTCCTGCATATTTGTAAGTATTATACGGCGAATCAATCTCTAAATGCACAAACAAAATACGCTGCAAAGAAAAGTCGCCTAAAGCAAACTTAACCGTAGGATCTGCCTGTAAAGGTATATTTCTTTTTAGGCGGTTAATATATAATCCTGCTACGACCGGATATTCATCCGCAGCAGCTGTTTCCTCCTCGACTATAGAAGCAAGGATACTCACTTCAAGTGGAGTAAGTCCTATCTCCTCAGCCTTAGTCTTACGGGAATCTGTCCAAAAAGACTCATATTCGCGCTTCATTCTGTGCAGAAGCCTATCAGCAGGAATATTCCAATAAACCTCGTATGTGTTAGGTATAAACATCGCAACTATAGTCTGCGGAGTAAAACCCAAAGAATCACAGAACATTTCATCATTAAGGTAGTATAACAATTCCTCTTCACCTATCATTAGCTGCTCCGACAGCCTTTTCGCCATATCTTCCTTGAGACGAATATTATTGAATGTTATGCGAGTCGATGTATGCAATCCTCTTCTGAGATTATTAATAAATTCCATCAGACTCATATTCGGCTTAACCGCATACTTCCCCGATTTTATATTATCAGGATAGTAATCTAAATATCCCACGACAAACCAGAAATCCTCAACAACCGAAGTAGGATACAAACTATCTATCTGATGACGCAAATCGTTAACATCTTTTCCTTCATCTATATATATGAACGTAGTTTCCTCAGAGAAAAACCTTGGTTCATAAAGGAATTTATATACATGAAGAGTAAAGAGACCACCTGACGTGATAAACAAAACAAGGATAGCTGCAATGATTATAATTGTTCGTTTTGAAAGAGTTTGTATTGCCATATATTAATTGATAAGCTACTGAGTATTAGAAGCGGTCATAAAAGTAGTATCTTTTTTCCTTAATTTTATAAGTTAAAGCTTTGTTTATTCAGAAATATACACATATCTTTGCACCGTTCTTTTAAGAAAAGGACGAAATAAATGCCCAATGGAAGTGTGGGTGAGTGGCTGAAACCACCAGTTTGCTAAACTGACGTACGGGTAACTGTACCGGGGGTTCGAATCCCCCCGCTTCCGCGAACATGCCTGGTAATCAGGCAGATAGACAAGTCGGGGACTAAATCGGGGACTAAATCCGATTTAGTCCTTTTCTTTTACCTCAAAAGAAAACCGCCTACCCGTCACGGGCAAGCGGAAAACCTAATTAACGCCAAATTATAAATATGAGCTAAAGTTATATTTTTTTTGTGCGGATAATCCAATAAAGAATAACGCAGAAAGCGGATAACCCCAAAATATTAAATATAGCGTCTTGCCATTTCTCCCAAAATGTTTTTTGGTAGGTGGTTTCCGACTGTTCTTTTATATTCGTATTGACCTTTGTCGTATCAGTTCGCTGAATATTCGCTTCTGACTTAATGCTGGTACTCGTTTCATGTTCTTTCTTTCCTGTACCCTTTAGCGTGTGTTGCTCTGTTATGTGCTGTGTGCCTGTCGAATCAGGAGCAGAATATTTGATAAGGGTATATTCAAATTCTATTTCAAGATGCGATATTATACGCTGAAAGAGGCTGTCAGTTGTCGCTACGGAGATATGTGATGTGCTAAGGCTATCTATATTTACAGTTCTATCGGTTGTGATACTTTTAGGCGATTTGCAACCAACAAAACAGACTATTAATAATATGAGAAATAGTTTAGTCTTCATAGCGTATGTCATTAAGTCGGTTCAACCATCCGCGCTGAAATTTTCTATTTGCCGGACGTTTATGGCATATATCCTCAATGAAGTTTACGCGTGCTGCTTTGATAGCGTCGAATATCTCTTTTGGTTCACGTGCATTTAGTGCTGTCAATGTTTTATTACCTACAACACCATCGACAGTTACACCAAGTATCATCTGAGGAATCTTTATTCCGTGAGCTCCTGAAAGCCACACCCAATCGACAAGGATATTCGCTACTGATTGGCTTTTTATTTGGTCGGCTTTCCATCTATCCCAGTAGTGAGGTTTTAACACTCGGTTTACTACATCGTCCTCCGTTAGTAGCTTCAAGTCGTCTAAATCTATATCACCGTCGCCGTCCTTGTCATATCCTACTTGCTTCCATGTGCCGATAGTTACACCCATGTTCGTTGCTCCCCCTAAATCATCTGGGTCGTTTACAAACTTTCCCTCCCACTTTAGAATAAACGGTACTATCTTACTAACATCTGCCATCTTTCTTCTCCTCTATTTTTTTGATGATAGCGTCTGCTAATTCATCCTTATTTACACCTTTCCACATTTCCGCCGCCATTTTAGTAGCCTCTATATACCGCCCTTTATCTTCGTCTTTTTCTAAGATAGAAAGCACTTCAACTACACACATTATAGCGGCAGCGAATAAAGTCGCATAGGGCATCATTCTATTGTGTACCTCTGCGATGAGAATAAGCACATCAATAAGAGAAAACACAGTCAATAGATTGTAACGCTTACGCAGCTTATCGAGTGTTCTGTCAAGACCGTAAGTGTGTACGAAAATGCCTCTTATCTTGGCTTTTCTTATCCCAGACCACAAGTCTGCACCAATAGCAAAGAAGACAACCGTATAAGCGATAAGCGAACGCCATGCTACGGGTAAATAAGGCTCAAAAAAAGAACTTAATGTTGTTTCCATTGAAAAATCATATTATAAGACAAATGTAATCATAAAGTGGTTGCGCTGCAATCGCTTTACGGAAAAATACTCAAGGAACAATCCTCAAAGTTGTGCCGTCACGCCAAAGGTCTCCAGATGAAAGATTTGCAGCACTTGTCGGCAAGCCCCTGAGCTTAACAGCAAGGGTGTTGTTCCAACTGTTTTGCACAGAAAAAGTGTTATTACCAGCACTATAATAAAGTCCAGCACCACTAATTGAAGCATAAATATTGCCTGACCTTATTTCAAAATTCACAAAATCCCCGCCATCAAGAGTTTCAAAAAACATCCGAGCAACACGACCGTCCCTATTATAGAATGCCAATTTATTATTTGAAGCTGGGTCTATAACAACTCTATTTCCGTTTGCGTTACTCTCGATTTTTCCTCTTATAGTAGCATTAGATGAGTAAAAAGCCCCTGTTCTTCCATTTAAAGAAAGGCGTGGTACGCCGCCTTCCATTGTCTGTGAAACTAACTGACCTTCTTTAAAAATAAACTCCGCAAGGTTTGCTTGTTCTGCAAGCAATACCGTTGTTGCAATAGCTTCGAATGATGATATTTGCTCAAAATATCTCGTGTCCGGAGTGGCAGATGCACGGACGCTCGTATAGCCCTCTCTTATTCGCCACCAAGTAGGAGTTGCGGTGTCGCCAGGCCGATAAACAATATAGTCTACCGTTTTTTCATCACGGTAGTAGGTTGTGCCATTTGTCCATTGTCGCATAGTAGGTAACGCACCGGGCAACCCTTGCTCATTGCGTGAATAAATCGTAGGTGTTGACCATGCGCCCCAAGCTCCATTTGCATAAATAGATTGCGAGACATAAATATATCGATATGCACTTGACGGGTAATGTGGAGATGTCCACCACCCCGATGGCGTATTTGACGCACCCGTACCTGAAGGTCTCGATGGAGCATTAGACGATTCGGAAGGATAGTAAATATAACTATAACCTTGCCCGTCGGCTCCAGGGGTTCCATCTGTTCCCTTTCGAGCAATAACAAGCCAATAGGATGTATTAGTAGGTACAACTCCACGTACGTCCCTTAGAGCGCGATATGTCGAGCCATTGTAAGTAACTTCGTCGCCCTCGTAGTATTGGCGCGAAGAACTGTAAGCACCAATAAACACGCCTATCGGAGCTGCGTCACCTGATGGGCTCTGTACCATAATGCCTTTAAGGCGCAAAACACCATCGTTGTTCATGTTCCACTCTAAAGAAACTTTTTCATTGCCTATTCTAAACGAATCGTTTACCAAATCAAAGAAGTTTTGCCCGCTTGCAGAAACAACCCTATCAGTTGTTACCCGCCCTGGCAATATCTCTGTGAAGCCGTACAAATCAACATAGCTACGCTCGCCATCATAAGCACTATTTAATGTACCCATAAGAAAATGATAATACCCCGCCGCAGATTCTAAATCAATAGCAGTTTTGCTCATAACAAAGGTTGCCGTGCTGTTGCTTTTGCTCGCCCTTATATATATATAATAAGCGGTATCATCATCCATAAGAGGGGGGCTAACGTATTGTGGAATGTCCCAAAAAAGATACTCCGAAGCCTTGTGCGATGAAGAAAGCGAATTAATGCCAAGTGTCATGTGTTGAATTATACCCGCAGGAGAGGTCAACACTCTTGTGCTGTTGTTGTATGTTACATTATGCACTACTGCCGCAGGCGTTGTCTTGTTGTTGACGAAACGATATTGTAGGCTTTCATCGCCGAGCAATATTTGCATTGTGCGCACGGTTATCGGGTTGATAGACTCCGTGTAATTCTTCAGTAACGCATTGACTAACATTTCTCCTGTTTCGACAGCATCACGGAAGCGGCGTTTTGTGAAAGAAAGTGCTTCTTTGCGCATCTCTTCTAAAAGAACCTCGTTTTCTTCTATCTTATTTAAGTAGCTGTTCATGCTACCGCCGACGGTTGTGTTAGATAGTTCGATAAGTGGGCTATGCGGATTGTTGATGTAGTCCTTAATCGCTGTTATGCGTATGTTGACGCCCTCTTGTTGAAATTGGTTATCGCTAAACAAAATATAGCCGCCCAAACGAATGCGCCCTCCGATGTTAAGCCAATCCTTTTTTGCGTAAATGCCGTCCAACTCTCCGGTAAAAGAAAAGCAGTCGTCTTCGTTTTCATAGAGATATTTTACCGCCTCTCGGAACATATCCCACGATGCACCCGTTTGCGACGCATTATCGCAGACATAAGCATCTGGCATCGCCATTCCAAATACAGCATATTTTTGCCCGACAAAGGGCGCAAAAGTTTCGTTAGGCATTTCTTGCCCGTCAATTTCCCTACTAACCAGCTTAAAGCGACGCTCGCTATGTATGTACCCTGTAACCTCGCTTTCTGATTGCAATACATCAAAAGATTTTCCCATCAACATCCCCGACTGAAAGATGACTTCTATTCTTTCGCCGTTCAACCGATATTGAGAGAAGTCGAGGTTTTCGGGTATTGTTGAATCAATAATATCATAACCATCGGGAAAGACTTCAACCCTTGTTATTTCCCCTACACGGCTTGGATAAATGTGCGTGCAATCTAAACTGTCCTCCTCATGCGTCTGCAAAGGCTTATCCGCTCTCCGAATAGAATAGCCATCTTCATCTGTAATGTATTTTCGCCCTTCATATTCAAGCGTTTGATTTTTAGGCAATAAGAGGTCTGGGCTTCCATACTTTGACGAATCGACATTACGACTTCCGCCCTGCACATATAGGACCTCGATAGCTTTTGAATCGCCTTGATTTGCCCGACCTAAACCCGCCTTAAACCCGTTTCCCCGTCCATATGAAAGGGGGAGCGGATTTTCTTTATTATGCTCAACCTTGCAAAGGTTTATCGTTTTGCCGGAAATCTCCCACTCTGTACCAAACGTGTCAGCTATTTGATTTAGGGCATCCGAGCAAAATGTGTGATTGTAATTAATAACTTGCTCAACTGCATCAATACACGCTCCAACGCTCCAGCCTTTTTCACGCAAGTTCAAGTTATCAACCAACATTTTTAAATGTTCTTGAGGGCGTGCCGTGTATGAAAATTTAAGACGGCGGCTCGTTGTGTCTTTGAATTTGTATTTTTTCAAAGCGGCTTGTTCCGCTTCCAAGATTAATACATATTCAAAGTTTCTCGCATTGTGTTTTTTGAAGTTTTCAGGCTGCATCAATTCGTATCGCTGCCCCTCAAAATCAGTCCAAGCGCCGACAGGTATTTTTACGTGTTCCGAGAGCGAATAAAAGAGAGTTAGGTTGTGGGCGCCTCGTATCTGCCTACTGCGATAGCTGTCGTCATTAACATCTACACTAAGAAGAACATTCCCGTCTTTGCTGTATATATTCATTATAAAACCTTTAAAAGAGATGCCACAAAAGCAGCTAATAAGCCCGCTATCTCTATCCAAAAGATAGGCTTCCCATAGAGGTATATTATAAAGCCAGCGATTGAAAACAATATCAAAGGAATAACCAAATAACCCCAAAGCACCACTAGCAGCATTGCCCCCACAAGGCATACTCCAGCACCACCGAAATGTACTTCATCTGCCAGACCTTCTGTGCTCTTGAAGTTTGGAGCAGCACCTACAAAGAGCAACCCCGTTGTAGATAATAAAGCCGAAATAGTTTCGAGCCCCCCTGTTGCCATAGAATACCAAGCAAACATCAAAGGAAGTGCCGCCACTACCGTCCATAGAGAAAACAATAGTGCCTTTCTCTTATTTTCCTTCTTCAAGTGATAGCGCGTGTCTGAAATGGAGATTGGAACTCTAAATTTCTTGATAGTATAAGCAAGGTAAACGACTGTTACCATGATTGAAATGAGGATTAAAATGATGATTAAAATTGTATTCATACTTTATTAGTTTAATTATTATTTGTGTTTCACTATTTATACCAAAGTGAAATCACCCAAGCGGCACAACTACTTTGTCAGGATAGCCTACTGTGAAGTCGTAGGCGTCCACTTCCTCAATGGTTGTCAATGCTTTAATAGCGACTTCGTGCTTCGCCGTTACTACTGCACTGTCACCACCATAGGCATTTATCCCATGTAAAGTATCCTCCGCAATATCAATCGGCAATTTTACCATTTGCCCGAGCAATGGTAGTTCTATAATTGTACGCCCGATTTTTTTATAAGATTCAATCAGGTTGAGATAGCTTGCACGTGTCAACGCGTCTATCCACGCAGGAACTTTATTATCTCCCATTTGCACAAGGAAGTTATTAACGCCACTACCATCTTCTGATGTGTCGAAAGCCGTTAACTCTTTTAACTTTTCCGAGATTGCAACTTCAAGAGGTGTTTGCTCTACAACTGTCGGTTGCTCGTCAAAACCTTTTTGATACGCCACGCAAACAGCTTCATTTGCTGTATCATTGGGTAATCCAAGATTTTGACGAATAACCGCCAAGTCTTGAAACTCCACCACGCTATTACCTTCCTTAACTGTTATAAAATCATTCTCCTTTGCAGCTGGGAAGCTGCTGTAAATGTCTTTTAATGTAACACCATTAAAAGGCTCTTTATCCCAAAGCTGTACTGTTTTCATACTCTTTTTATAATTCTGTTATTATTGCTTCTGGTTCTATTTTTTCTGTGATTGTGCCGCTGACATTATCGGTAATAAGAGATATTACATCGCCTAACACAGCATTAGCCAGTGTGTTAGCTGGCACTCTCACGCCATTCTTTTCTACTATCCTATTGAAGGAAAAAGACGCGTCGCTATGTATTGGTAAGGTTTTGAGTTCAATTCCAGCTTCATAGCAATAACTGACTACAGAGCTACCGCCCATAACATATATTTTAGTGCCAACAACAGCAGCGGTGTGATTGTTTTTTGCTGCAGGCAACGCCGCTTTTATTTGCCATCTTTTCGTAACAAGATTATAGCAACAATGGAGGACGGCATCGGCATTTCCGCCCACAACATGCAAGCTCTCTCCAATAGCAACAAATTGTGTTACTCCTATTCTAATAGGGGAGTTGGGCTCTTCTGACCAAGTATTTGTGATAGTGTTGTAGCGAAGAAGCCAAGGCTGCGCCGTACTAGCTCCTGCTAAGTATATATTATCGCCTATAGCAGCAATGCTATAATTATACATACTCCCAGCAGGAGCGACTGTTTTTGTCGACCAAGTGTCGGTAATTGTATCATAACAAAGGTTGGCTTGGTTAGCTTGACTGTTGGAGGTTCTTCCGCCTATAACGTATATTTTAGTACCAACAACAGTAGCGGCGGAGTAAGTCCTTCCCAATGGGGCTGTCGCTTTTGTTGACCAAGTGTTTGTAACGGTGTCGTAGCAATAGTTGGTTGATGCAGCACCGTCGCCACCTATAACATATATTTTAGAGCCAACAGCAGCGGCAGCATGCCAAAGTCTTGCTGCAGGCAACGCCGCTTTTGTTGACCAAGTGTTTGTAACGGTGTCGTAGCATATGTTCTCTGTCCCATTATTCCCGCTACCGCCCATAACATATATTTTAGTGCCAACAACAGCAGCGGTAGCCCCATTTCTTACTGCAGGCAACGCCGCTTTTGTCGACCAAGTGTCCAAAATATTTGACCTGATATTTAGAAAGCGTAGGATGCGTTCATTTACGCCACCACCGCCATCCCATCCTTGTCCTGATGCGTGTACCATAATTAGAAACTTATTGAGTAATTAATATTAATAGCTACTGTTGGCTTTTTCGCTGCATATATCACGAACTCGCCAACAGTTGCTGTTGTGAAATTCTCCACGCCCGCATCACGTCCGACTGTTAGGTCTGCGAAGGAAGCAGCAGAGTGCATAACATTAGAGTTATTGACGATGTCAATATCTATTACCGTTTGTTTGAAAAAGCCACTATTTGCAGTATCATCAATCCAGCTTGCAACAGCCAACGTTGCTGATTTAGGAATCATTTTCTTAGCGTAGGTCAACGCAGCATCGTCCTCTGTTAGCAGTCCTGTTAGGTCTACCTTTTCGCCCTCGATAGGTAATTTGCCCGAACCATCAAACCAATAGTCGGGTACGTCAACGGCACGGATGTAAAAATTATCCCCGAGTTGTAGCGTAGCAACATTCGCAGCAACAGCAAGCCATGCGTCAAGCTCTGCAATAGTGTTAAACACCTTTGCTCTTGATTTCCCTCGTGCAATTGCTTCGACATCGGATAGCTTTTCCCTAATGTCATTATGTGACACATTTGAATCGTTGTGAGCTTTTACCAAAACAGTCACTTCTGACAAAGACTGAAACGCCTTGTCATTCTCGAATGCACCTATTTTTGTCGGAACGGTTGGTATTGTCGGCTTATCTGATAAGTCATTATAGCTACCCGAAAATGCAACGGCTTTCAAGTCTGAAAACCATTTGCGAATAAGTCCGAAAATAATCGGAAACTTTAGCCCTGATGTTATGTTTTGCCGCTCGGTCGCTTCATCAAACGCTACCACCTGATTAGCTATATCAACGGTTGCTGCCGCTTCTACACCGCTATCATCATAATCCTGCGTTTCCTCGTTCCAATTACCATAATTACCGTTAGGTAACACAATAAGCGGCTTGCCTGTGTCACCTCGTGGTATGGCAATGTTTAGGTTGTATTTTGGGTTACCGTCTGCATCTACACCATTTGGAGAAAGGGAAAAGACCATTGCTGTGCCTGGTGCGCTTGTTGTAGTTATACCAGCAAAGATTTGAGGAGTTTTACCTGTAAAACCGATAGCACCTGACATGTCGACAAGGAAAGAATAAACGTAAGTGTCGCCTACTTTCTTTTTGACGAATATCTTTGCGTTGTCAGGGTTTTCCACATCATCTGTATTGATAAGCACAAATGCACCTACTTTAACATCCGAGTTGTTGACATCCGCTTCCATTTCGGCAATACTGCCATAGGTAGCAACGATATTAAACGCTTCCCCTTTTACGTAGATGTCGGTTTTATCATAAGCCTTTGTGAGATGATTCCATTTATAGACATAATTGTCTTCGCCTATAAATGTCGGATGCTTGGCAACTTCTATCGCTGAGTTTGCCGCTTCGTATGCAGGGCGTTGTAGTTCCTCTATCTGTTCGGCTGTAAAGTCGGCATAAGTAAAGCTGTCGCCCTTATCGCCCTTTTTAGCAAACAACATCGTGACAATATTATCGCCTGCTGGCTCTACGCCTTTACTTGGTTTTAGAAAAAGATAACTACTGCCATTGTGTATGACAACATCGAATACCTCGTACGGCTCGGTGGCGTCATACGCACCTCGTGGCGTGTAGCATATTTTCCCTAATGCTGTTTTAATTAATTCAGACATATTATTTAGTGTTTATTGTTGAATACAAAATGCCATTCTCTACCATGAATCCTGCTCCTTTATATTCAGGGTCGGTAATCTGGTGGAGTATTCCTGTCTTAGGGTCTATTTCAAGTGAAGCATACAAGACATTACCCTTTGCCGATTCATGAGTATTTTCATATTCCCTTGTATCTTCGTCCCAACGCCACCACTCGCCGTCAATGATTTTATCTCGGTGGTTGGCAAGGGTTTCAATACGAGTAGTTGCGGCGGTAGCATCTTTCGTCGCTTTTATGGATTCATCCGTCGCCGTAACAAGTTTTTCGTAGGCCGTCTGAATGAATTCAAGGCTTACGCGAACACTCGTTCGAACACCACCGATAACTTGATAACCGATAGTGTACAACCCTTTCAGGCTATCTGCGAGCGTTAGTTCGCTAATTTTCTTTTTTACTAACCCCATTATTTCAAGTCAATCAAATGTTGATAAATCAATAGCAAACTCGCCATCCTCCGTTACAATGATTTCTCCTGCTTCAGTAGCGAGCAAATACTCATCCTCTCTCACACGGAAAGAGGTAAAGACAAGCGTAATCCCAAATTCAAACCATATTTTGCCACTTGCGGCAAACCTTACGACATTGCAAGCCTTGTAGTAGCATGGGTATTCATAGCTTGTGCTGTCAACATATAAGCTCCGCTCTTCGGGCTGCGTGAGGTCAAAGAGTAAAGCGTTGTAGTTCCGCCAAAACTCTGGAAGAGTATTAGCGCGCATCAAGCAATTCAGGCGTACATCTTTTTGTTGAAAGGTTACCGCCTCACCATCGTAGATAGCCCCGTGTTTTCGACTAAAATTTCTTAACAGATTTTTCTTTACTGCAGGAGATTTCAATATTTCCGCTTCCGTGCCTTGTAGGATATATACGCCGTATGCTGATAAATCCACACCGTCAAGCTCGTAGCCCGACACCGGTGGGATGCTCGATACGGGCGAAGTATATTTATAGTCATCGGCAAACGGAAAATCGTTTGCAAACTGTAAAGAAAACATCTCCATGCGCGTAAACACCTGTAAGTTGGACTGCGAGATAAGGCGCAATTTGTACGTGCGCCCTATTTCTCTAAACTCAAATGTGTGATACGCTCTATCCGAAAGAAGTACAAAGAAGTCGCCGACAAGCATTTCGTTATGTGCCGCGAACTTTATTTGAAACTCCATTGTATTAAGAGCCGGAGCGGACAAGTCAACATCTATGCCGTCCTCTTCCGCCCAATCGTTAAAGTCTATATTCTTCAGCGCCGGGTATGACAACAATCCGTTGTAGCCGCCCTCTGTTACGAAAATGCCATACGCAGAATAAGCATCACGCCCGTTTATGTACAACCTCCCTACCATAACACCTTTGCGTTATCTTTGACGGTTCTAAGAACTCGACCGCCTGCGTTTGTAACAAATACTACGGAATACCCGGAAGCGGTTATTTTAGCCGTCGCCCCGTGCATAAGGATTACCTCGTATGGGCACTCAGTATCATTGTAGGTCAAATCAGCTATTGTGTCGCCGATTAAAACAACCTTTGGCACATTCTTTAGTACTACTTTTTTGCAATCAATATAAATCCCTTTATTTTCCGTCTGTGCGCCCTTAAATGTTCGCAAGGTGTCAATGTCTGGGAACTTGTACTTCGTGCAAAATTCGACGCCCTGCTTAGTGAGAAATAGGCATATAAGCTCGTCCGCATCCTCCGCGCCTTTAAACAGAGGGCAAACCCCGAGCTTTTGTGCTTTTTTGTATATTTTTTTTGTGCTGCTCATTATTGTTTCTTTAAGAATAATCCTTTCAGGTTCATATCATCAACACCGCGCTTTACAGACTTCACATCCTCGCTTATTTCGCCGAGCTTTAAGCAACCCTTTGTGTTTTCTTCTATTTGGGAGAGCACTTCGAGTACCTTTTGACTATTAGCCATCAATATTCTCAGACCTGCGAGAATATCAAATACAAGTGCTTGCAAGGCTGTAAACCTCCCGTTTAATTCATTGGCAGACTCTTGGTTCATCGATGCAAAACCTTTCTGTAAGGCTTGACGGGCGACATCATCTTTTAGATATTTATCAGCCCACGCATATTTCTTATCAGCTTCTTTTACTGCATCTTCTACTATTTGGTCTATTGCTAACTGCTCTGTATCGGTAATAATGCCATCTATAAGAGCATCTTTTATCTGGGTTCTTACTTTCTCAATAGTTGTCCCCAAGTCCGACTTGAGTAATTCGGTAATAACCTTTTTAATCATGCCCTTTACGACATCTTTCATCGCCTTAGCCCTGTCCTCACCGGCAGCCCAAGCATCAGTGTAGGCGGTTGCGAAGCTGTCAATAGCCGATTTTATATCTTCGCCGAAAATGGCTGTTTCTGCACGTTCTTTATTTTGGGCTATCTGCAGGTCAATGTCTTCAAGTTCTTTTCGCCATGCCTTTACGCGGTCTGAATCGGCATTCTTTTTCCCGTCCTCCGCTCTGATTTGCGCCTGTATGTTTCGTTTCTGCGCCTCTAAATTCTTGTTGCTTTGCTCTATAAGTTTAACAGCATCTTTAGAGTAAGCCTTATCAATCGCCCGCTCAAGGGCTTCGTATGATTTTGTTAGGGCATCAATATTCCCCTGCAAGCGCTTAACCTCTTTTTCTTTTCTCGCATCGTGCGACGTTGCAAGTATTTTAGACAAGGAAGATGCAAGTCCAAGACCCGCACCTACTGCCGCCCCGATAGTCCCAAATGCTGCACCTGCTTGCGCTCCTTGCATTGTGGCGTTGGCAACGTCCATTACTTGGTTAAGACCATCCGCGACAGCAGCCAAACTGCTACCCTCTCCACCAATGTTGCGCAATGTGTCGGCGAACATTCCACCTAGCACGGTAACAGATGAGAACCCCTCAGATATAAGGCTAAGCCCCTCATTTAGCTGCTTAACATCATTGCCTGAATTGGCTACCTTTTTGAACCCATTAGCCATTTTGTTGAGAGCCGTGTCCGAGCGTTCAGCCTCCTCGCGAAGTTTCCTAATAGCCTCTTGCATCGCCTTTAGTTGCTCCGGCGATTGTTTTATCGCTAATAAAGTTTCGGCGGAAATGCCAAGCATAGACGACATGTCAGCTTCGGGCGTGTTGCTGATGTAATCATATAACTCTTCGGCTGCTTTGAGAATGTCGTACATTTCGGCAACACTCTTCTGTGACATATCGGCAAAGAGGTTAACCAACACGGAAGATGTTTTTTGCGTTTCCGCAATCTCCGCTTCGTTTATTTCTTTTATTGCTGCTTTACGCCGTTTAACGAGTATGGAAAGAGCGTCGTTCTTATCGGCTTGGCTCGCATCACTCTTTTTGATAGCGGCTTCCTCTTCGTCAAACTGCTTGTTAATGGCAATCCTTTGTTGTTCGTAAGTTCGATACTTATCTAACAAGTGTTTTAATAACTCCTCGTCGCTATTCTTTTTGTAATCGTTAGCTATATCGGTGTAGGTTTTAATTATCCGCACTTCCGCCTCGCCCAAGTCTTTTGCCGCGACTTTGCTTGCATCGCTTTTGTAGAAATCGGCTTCGTCTTTTTCTGAGTTTTGAACAAGCCACTCCTTTTTAGTTTTTTCTTTCAACCTTTCGACCATCCCGTTTTCGAGGTCGTCACGTTGGTCTATGAGTTTTTGGTAATTGAGTTTTATTTGTTCTGTTTCTTTCAAGAAGCCTTCTTCCATAGAATCAATACGGGACTGCGTTGCATCGCGTTCGCTTTGACGGATTTGCCTTGCACGCTCTTTTGCGTAAGTCTCTTCCTCTTTGCGTAAGTCCTCAAGCCGCTTCTTCCTTTCGTTGGCAATCTTTGTCGCGTCGCTCTTTTTAGGATTGTTGTATTTATCTATCTCTGCTTGGGCTTTCGCTATTTCCTTTGCGTATTTGTGCCATTCAGCAGAATTAGCCTCTGATACATCAAGAGCGTCGCGGCTCTCCTCTGCATCCTTTTTCCTTTTTTCCCAATAGGACTTATTCTTTGTTTGCGCAACCTCGCCGTTTCCCGACAAATCATCTACATAGCCCTGTGTTTCTTTTATTTTTTGATTTATAAACTCAAGCCTTCCGATGTTTAATCGTTTTTCCCAATCAAAAGCCCATTCATCGTTTATCTCCTCCGTTGTTGCGAGTATCTTGTCTAATTCGTCTCTTTGCTCTTTTAGCCGCTCTAATTCAGCGTTGTAATAAGCAAGTTTTTCCTCCGCAGGCTTTGAGTTAAATTCGGCTTCTATCTTGATATCGTTTATCTCGTCGATATGCCTTTTGGTGGCTTTTAAGTCCTCTTCTGCTTGCTCTAACTGTTTTGTAAGCATGAATACAGCCGTACCCCTTCCTCGTCCATCCCCGGGGGTGTTATTCATGTTATCTATGCTTTCTTTTAACCGCTCAACTCTTTTCTGAGCATCCTCATACATTTTGTTGGCATTTTCAAACTCTCGATTATCCGTCGCTACATTGATTCTGGTTTTAATTTCGTCCGGAGAAAGTTTTTTGAAGTCCTCAATACTCATGCCCTTGAATACTTCAGGAAGAGTTTCCTGTAATTCTTTCCATGCCTTAGTCTGCGCGTAAACCGTTTGGGTTTCATCTTTAACTATCCCTATCAGTTCGTTTGTCTTCCCGATTAAAGCGTCTTTCTTCTCTTTCGCTTTCTCAAGTTCGGCATTGAGGTTCTTTTGGGCTTTTTCCGCTGCCGTATCAGCCGTTACTAGCTTGTATGTTAAATATGCAAGACCTGCGACGGCTGCGGCGACGATGGTAAAAACGTTTGCCGCAAGAACGGCATTCAGCCTCGCCGCTATTGTTGCGAGTTTTGTCTTTGCGATTGATAAAAGATTTGTTGCCGCTACGTTTGCATTTTTGCCTGCCGTGTTAATATTGAGTGCCATTGTTTCAGCAGCAGTGGAAGCCGCCGCCGATTTACTTCGTGCAATAGATAAAGTATCGGCGGTATTTTTACGAGCCTTTACAGCGATGTGTCTTTCCTCCTGCGCCTCAAGTAGCAACTTTTCTGCACGTTCTATCTTTGCAGCATTACCGCTCGCTTTAGCGAGGGCAAGTTCTTCAACCTTTTGCGCAACCATTGCCTTAGAGGACAACGCCCGTTGCAATGCTGCCTTGTGGGCTGTCTGTGCCACTAACAACTCCGCTTTCGCCGTCGCCGCCGTAACCTTTAAGCTGTCAAGTTTCGCCGCCACTTCTGCTCTTACGGCAATCAATCCTTCCGCTTTTGCTTGGGTTAACTTCCCGCTTGCAACGGCGGCTTGTATGTCGGCGTGTGCCGATTGTTCTTTAAGCGGTAACAACTTCGATAGTTCCGCTATCTCTGTGGCATATCTAACATTTGTTACCGTTTGTTGCACCGCCGTTGTCGCCATTATAGCAGCACGGTAAACGCCGTATGTTGCGGCTATTTCAAGGAGGGTTTTCCCTATTTTTTCGTAATTGTCAACCATGACAGACGCAAACTCGATACCTTGCTTCATCGTGTCTTGGTGCTTTGTGCCGAGCTCGTTAAACATCAATGCAATGTCGTCTTGAAGTTGACCATAGCTTGCTGACAGGTTCTGCATTTGGGATTCCATCAACCCAGCAAACATTCCACCTTCAGATGTTAGTTGGCTCAAAGCCATTTCAAGATGTTCAAACTTAACGGCGGAGCGGTCAACCTGAACGCCCATATCTTTTAGGACATCAATAATAACGACCCCATTGTTCGCCCATGATTGAAGACCGAGAGCGTCAACCTTTCCGATACTTTTAGCCTTGTTATATAAATCGACCAAGTCGGATAATGGCTTCTTTGTGCCGGCGGCAATATTTGAAAGTTTATCAAGAGTCGGAATAATATCTTCAACATCGGTTTTAAAAGCAAGAAGTTTGGCACTTTCAGATGTTAGGTCGGAAAATTCAAACATATTGTACCACGCATAATCTTGTAGCTCTTTCATAAACTTTGCGGCTTTATCCGCAGAGCCAAGAAATACAGTCATACTGCTTTCCGTGTCTTGAAACTCCGACCTGATGCTGAACATTTTTTGCACAAAGCCTCCGACGCTTATCCCTGCAAGGGAAACGCCTATTCCCGTCGCCGCTTTCCTGAAAACATCATCTATCCTTGTACCCTCTGCTACAGCCGAATTTCCTATGCCACTAAAGGAGGAAATTGCCCTTTGAGCATCAGCGTGCAACTCTTTTGTATCAAGTGCTAATCCGAAATATATTTTACCCTCTTTGTTGTTCATTATTAATCGCCAAACATTATACTTCGTACCTTATCTCTATTCGCTGGGTCGTCCGCATTGATTACCCCTTCTTCGCTCTTGCCTTCATCCTCTTTTTTGCTGTTATAATCTGGGAGTACCGAGCCGAACATTATTAGGTTGGCATAACTCATTTCATAGAGGACATAATCGATTGTAAGGTTGTAACCCTTAACTATGCCGGCTACTACCGCCCAGATACTATCATTTCCTCCGCTTCCTCCGTCTTTGTCTGATGCAGAAGATTTATCTCTATCAGGGAAGTTGAAATGGCGAAAAAAAAAGCAACCTCCATCGTGCCTAACAACTGCGAGAATAACTCGTTATATAGCTGCGGAGATACTTCTTCGAGTATCTTCTTTGCGAGGACTGCTTTGTGGTCAATAATGCTTTCCGTCACTTCTTTTTTAAGCCCGAAAAAGCGTCGCTTTTCTACTTTGATAGTTTCAGTCAAACCCCTTGCACCAAGAATAAGGATAGCCAACACGTCACCCATTACCCGACAATCCTTAGCGACAGACAATGATTCAGAAGCGACGCGCTCTGTGTTTAAATTAATCACAGGCATACAAGCGATAGCTTCCGATGCGAGGATAAGTGTTGCAAGGGTTGGCGGTGCAGCGGTGTAGCTTTCGCCACCAATAACAACGCTCAAAGGCTTTTGTAAAATGGCACTTGCAGTTCTGTTTTCTACGTTTTCCATATTATTATAAAAGGATTATTCTTTGTTGCGGGTGGGAGGCTCGAACTCCCGACCTTTGGGCAATGACCCCAACGAGCTGCCAACTGCTCTAACCCGCGATATGCGGAGGCTTTACGCCCTCCGCTTAAATTATACGCCCTCTTGTGTTACCGGGATTTTGGCATACTTACCGTCCATCGTTACGGTAACGAGCGCGCTACGCGCTGCACCTGTATTAGCCGTGACTTTCGCCGTGACCGTTTTGCCCGACACAGACGTAGTAAGCCACGTTTGGTCTGATGATGCTGTAACTGTACCATCTGTTGTAACCACAATAGGTTTACCCGTTGTATCGGCAGCAGCCGCAAAAGCAAGCGTTCTCGGTGCAACCTCAAGGGTTGCCAAATAAGGTTTAAGAATTTTACCCACATTCGGCTTCAAGGCGTCAAAGGTGTATTTCCACCTCTTACCGTCTGCACTTGACCATGTTTCAACGCATGACACGTTTGACTTGTCTATAATAAAGCCCTCTGCTTCTTCGTCCTCCGGAATTAGACGGAGTGCGTAGTTTTCAAGGACAACGCCGTCTTCGTCTTCGATAGGCTTCTTGTCGCCTTTCTTCACGAACAACTCCAACTCAAAGGCGTACTTTGATTTATTATATCTTACGTCGACCGTACCTCCTCCCTCTTCTGTGGCTTCGGTCTTACTTCCCGGTTCTGTGTTCAACTTAGCCGAGTTCTCGACTATTGCGGGCATTTCTTTCCACAACGAAGGAGCTGCACCCCCTGCACCAAGAATCCCAAACGCGATTTTCGGCTTTCCCCAACTTAATACTGACATAATTTTATTTATTAAAAGGTTGTTAATCTGAATCTTAATCTCACGCTAACGAAATGTTGATCTATTTCCGGCTCTTCCTCCGTACTAATGGTTTGCGAAAATGATATTTTGTACTCTCCGGTCTTATCGACAGTTAAAGACTTTACCCATGTGTTAGCGACTATTTCAATCTCTGTGCATCTTGTAATGTCCGGAGCCAAAACGCCGTTATCCTCATGGTCAACATCGGGAACAAAAATGTTTACAACGACCGTTCCTGATTGAACTTGAGCGTCCCTGCCTGTTACAAATCTGATAACCGCATCCTCCTTTTTTGAATCTCTCGGACGCGTCTTGTATTTGTAAACCTTGCCATTGATAAGCGAGGCAAGCGGGCTACCCTTAACCATAAAGTAAAAGTCATTGACGACCTGTTGTGATGTCTTTGTCATTTTCGTAAAAAACCATGTTGTTTAAGTAATTGGAGAAACACCCTTTTCGTTTCAGCTTGTGCGCTGTCTAAAACATCATACCCCTTTGCCGATACATAACCGGAGTAATTCATTCCTGCAGATTCTACTAATGCGATACCTTGAGGGTATTTCTTAATAATCTGCCTCGCGAAGTCCTCGCCCTGCTTCGCACCGTCGAACTTGTCGCCTTGTTGCGATTGCTTAGGGGGTACTTGCGTGAATCCGCTTGTTTCAACGATTTGCCCGTCTTTTGCCACTATGTAACCGATAGAACTTCGGAGGTTTCCGGTTCTATCAAAATAGCTGCCGTTTATACGGGCAACAATAAGACCGGCTTCGCCTGAATAACAGGTTATACGAATGAGCACCTCTGTTTTTCGCTCTATGCTGTCGTTAAGGTATTTCCTAACCTCTTGCATAGGTGTAAGCTGCTTTATAGGCATTACACAAGGATTTTAACTGTTCCGACGCTCTCCATCCGCTCTATCTGCATAACCGAGAACTCGCCTAATTCTTCGCCATTATCGTAAGTCAGCGTTACACGCTCCGTTGCGAAAGGTTGTGTTTCGACAAGTACCTCATACGAGGCAATGGTAAAAGAATTACCGTTCGCTTTCCCTTTCTTGTTGTGCATGTTAGCCATGATACGGCAAGGAATAGGCTCGCCCCAAGTCACAGATGGGGTAATAGGATTACCGTTTTCGGCAAGTCCTCCCCCTGTCTTTATTTTTGCGCAGATTTTGCCGTTACAAATAATCATCGCCGATTGCCTTTATAGCCAAATGTCGCTTTGCTTTCAGGCTCGTAGGCATTGTCCCCGTATTCCTTATAAATAGCATTAGCCGCACGCCTTAGCTCCTGTCTGTCTGAAAACAATAGGTCGAATTGAATATCTGACTGCCTTACATTCGGGGCAAAAGATACCCACTGCATTGTATCAGCTTTCGCCAAACGATACTCGGCGGAGGATAGCAATTCGGGCGCAGCTTCTGCATCCAATGCGAGGTTACGTGTCGTCGCAATGTTTGCGAATGTTCGCAAGGGCACAGGATAGCCGCTTATGCTTTTTAAAGAATCAAGGACGGTCGCCATAGCCTTACTCTTCGGTTATTTCAAGAGCGGCTTTTAAAGCTGCCTCCTCTTCATCATTCAAGCTGTTAATCTTTTCAATTAACTTAGCATCAGAAATGTTTACCGGAGCTTTCACGCCGATAGCCTTAAGTGCTGTGATAACATCAGCCTTTACAAGCGTTTGCTCATAAATAGTAATGTCAGCATCGCCCTCTATCTCTCCCGGGTCTACTTCTTGAGCCTCCTGTGTATTCATAAGGTAGATAGAACTTACATTCTCGATAACAGGTAAAACAAGTGCTTGCGAGCTCGTAAACTCACGCAATGGGTCGTTTTTGCTGTACTTGGAAACAAGGATAAATGTATCGACCTTTTGATACTCAACGCCCGCCACAGGCGTGTCCTCTTCCGCCAGGATACCGTAAACCAATGTTCCCACTTGGTCGCTCGTCAAGAACACCAAAGTGTTTTCAGCGAAAGGCTTGACAGGCTTTTGCTTCCCATCTTTTTCAATTCGGATAGAACGGTCAATAACAGTGAACTTCAACTTGTGCTCATCAGCCACAAGAGCGTCGAAAATAGACGGTGTAGGTATGCTTTGAGCATTTCCTGTAAAGTTGCCGATAGATGCAGCATACAACGCTTTTGCTTCCTCTGATTTACGAATCGCATTGTACGACGCAAGGTCAAGCGCAATAGTTGTAATAATGTCGCCCTCTTCATTTGCACGAGCAACAACGTTCGCAATATCTGTTAAAGGCGCATAGCCATCTGTTCCCCACTTTTTAGAAACACCGAATTTGTTTTTATCCTTATACCCGAAATCTACACGGATACCCGTTCCTACATTTTCTTCGTTAGGCACAAGCATTATCCCCGTAGAAAGGGCTTTTAAGAACATATATTCAAGTCGTTCGTGTATACCGTTGACAACACGGGGCATATCCTCGAATATTTTATTTACAATTTGGTCTTCCGATACACCTCTCGCGCGTAGTATGCGAATGTCGGTCAACAGCTTTTCGCTCTTATCCATTTTCATACCCAACTTAGGTATCGTGCCGCTCGCGGTGTCTATTGAATCTCTTTTTTTCAAAGGCAACGGAGAATCCATTGCCACAACATCAGCTGCCACAACAGAAGAGTTGATACTTCGGGAGTTCCATTTTAAGTCAGGCGACAACTCAGGGCGAAGCATTGTTTTGAAGAAATAAGGCAACGGCTTCTTGCTGTCGTTTATCGTTTCGTTCAAAAGTCCGGCAAGCGTGCCGAACCATTTTTTTACAAATTCAACAAATAATGTTTGGTTCATAATTTATTACCTCCTTTTTTTAATCTTGTGTGAAACGAATAAGCGGAAGAGCCGCCTTAATTGCGTCCGTAACAGGGTACGGACTTGTTACTTGGTTTACGCTCCCGCGCACCATAATGCCAACCATCGCCTTGTCGGTTGTTACAGATGCAACAACAACGCCCTCAACTGAATGTCCTGCGGGAAGAGCATTGTAAGCATCGCCCGCCGCGTTTACCGGCATAGGCTTGAAATCCCCCGTGTCCTTGTCCTTTATGACAACATGTCCAGCTTTAATAACTGTCGGCTTGAAGCCTGTCACGTCAAGCGAACGACCGCCGGGAATTCCCTCAGCGTAGTTCACGATGGTAACGGAATCTACTCCGGCATCAAAGCCGGCAATATCCGTACTGTGATTTAATGATGTTTTCGTCATTTTTCTCTTTATTAAAAGTTTAACCCCTTTCTAACCGCCGCGATTTCATCTTTGGTCGGTTCTTTTTGATTTATGGTCACACTACCTCCGAGTGGAGTATTGAAAACAGCCCCTTTTGTGCTATATTCTGAAACAACCCCCTCAACCTCTGTTGTCGTTTCCGACACGAAAGTGTCAAATTCTTCATCCGTCATTTTGTCAATAGAAATCCTACTGTATGGCTTCTTTAGACTGTCTGGGAGCTTCTCGATAACTGCATTAAGCTTCTGAGTTCTTGTTTCCACAACCTTGCCAAGTTTCAACGTGTTGATTTCGTCCTGTAATGGCTTTACTGCGCTTGTAACTGCCGCCGATACGATAGCGGATAAATCCCCACCTTGCGCTTGTTGCTGTTGTCCTTGTGTGGGTTCGTCTTTTTCAGGCTCGCCCCCTGCCGCCTTTTGCCCGTCTTTTAGTCCGTGCTTTTTTTCATAGTTGGTTACTGCGGTCTGCGTTGCGTCTGTTGCCCTGCGGTCTGCCTCTCCATCTATAACCTGTTGGAAAGTAACCGCTTCGACTGCCGCCGCGACATCCGCTTCTTGTGTTACAGTCTTGGCGAGTTTCTCGGCAATCCTGTTTAAAATATTGTCGTTGACCCCCGTAAACTTGGCTTTCAACGCGTTCAAAATGATAAGTTTCATACTGTATGTTTTTTAACTGAATGGTTTATAAATACAAAAATAGTCATATAAATAATCAAATGATTGTATTGCAATCACTTTTTTTTGAAAATGTTTGTTTCTGATGCTCAAAGCGATAGGCGATGATTTGGGTAAAAAGTGACACAAACAGTTAAAAAAACTCCGTAAAAGTTTGTTGTTATTAAAATACTTCACTTATATTTGTGAAGTGATTATAGAACAATCACTTTAAGCCTAAAAAATAACAGAGATATGAGAACTATTCAATTTGACTTAAGAACAGCAACAAAAGCAAACGAAGCAATAAATGACAACATTTATTTCGAAGAAATGAACCAAATTGACTCTTGCACTTATGGGTTACCTGAATTAGACGAAGATGACGAAGAGCAATACATTGATGAATTGGAGTATCAGTTATCATCTTGGGGAATTGAAAAATCAGAGTACGAAATAGCATAATACAGAAGGTTATGAAAGTAACAGCGTATTTTATCCCAAATCCAAATTTTAGAACTCCAGGCGAGTATAAAAGTACATCAGTTGACGAATTAAAAAGCAACGCTGATATGTTAATTGAAAGCTGTAACGGCGGTACTTACACGATCGACACAAAAGGCACTGAACTAACAGGCAGGGGCGTTAAGTGTCGCTACTCAAATGGAAATTATGAAGTAACTGAAAACTTGCTTCGTAAACTGCAAGTGAAGTATAACGTAATGACAAACTTCTAAGAAATACAGATATGACAGAGAGAAAAATAGAAAAAGCAAAACGCCTATTTATAGCAGGAGATTTCAAAGGGTCTTTGGGTATCTATAAATCATTTCCTTATGGTTTCACAAAAGAGGAAAAAAGGTCTATTGAAATTGCGCACGAATCGCTTGCTGGGAATAAAGACTTTTACGAGCATATAGGGATTAACACAACCCTAATGTTGAAGGAAGCGAAAGAGATTATAGCGGTAAAATACATCAATAATTAACACCAAGTAACAGAATTATGGCAACAATTTTATCAAAAACAAACTGCCACAGAGCAGCGACAGTAAGAAGTATGAACAATCCCGAATGGGGCGAAAAGGCATTTATTTACAGGGCGCAAGATTTGCCCGGAGTTGGCAACTATGCGCATATTGTAGGACAAGGCTCAAACGGTGTTGTAGTTCATAACGACAGCAACTTGTCCGCTTATGAGGTTGTTTCTTGGAAATATGATGTAACCCTTGACGAGTATTGGAGTTTGGCTCTTCGGGCATTTAATTGGACATCTTTCAACCCCGAAAGAGTAGGCTCAAGAACAATCATTGAACACGAACAGCAACTCAATAATGACATAAAGGAAATGCCGGAAGAAGAAAAAGAACGGTACATTTCAAACTACAAAAAGTATTTTTCCGCTTGGCTGTCTGCTTGTTCCAAGTGTGCAAGCTCTGCCATAACGGGCGGAGCAGGATTTAATGTTCGCAGAGCGGAAGCGGCCAATAAGCGAGAGCATGACCGTTCCGAAGATTTTGCCGAATGGAGAAAAAAAGCATTAAAAGCCATTGCCAAACGGATAGAGGGAGATCGCCCAGAGGAAGAAAAGAGGGCAGAAGAGTGGCAAAGGCTCGAGAATACAATTTTAAGTTCAGCAGCAACTATCGACGGTGTAAATAAAGGCATTGAGCCATACAGCAAAGCGCTATTTGTTTCTTCCATATATAACAAAGTGGAGACATATGCTAAGCGTGGAGATATAGAAATGGTTGAAAAGGCTATCGCTTGTATCCGTAGATTTAATGAAGTTGCGAGTGTTGTTATCACGGAAAGACACAAGTTTTTCAACTTACTTGAAGTTGCAGAAGCCAACAAGGAAAAGATTGAGGACAATGCCACGAAAGAGAATGCAGAAATCTCTTTTAAAGGTGGGAAGATTGTACATAATTTCCAAGAAAACCGAATACAACTCATTTTTGACGAAAAACCGCCTCTCGAAATTATATCACAGCTGAAGAAAGAAGCATTCAGATGGTCTCCACGCTTCGGGGCTTGGCAGCGGCAACTAACCGGTAATGCTGTTTTTGCTACGAAGCAATTTATTGAGCGCAATAATTTAAAAACAAAATTAGACCAATGAAAACAATATTCAAGTATATACTATTCTTCGTTATAGGTGTGATATTAACCCTTACAGCACCTCTAATAATTCGCCTTTTGCGCCTTTGGGGCGCTGACTTGTTCTTTATCGCTTGTATTGCTTTATTGATGGGGTTGTTCTCATTCGGGACTATGCTCTACAATATAGCTTCTGCAATCGTTGAAGCAATATATTCTGAAAGAAAAACTAAAAAAAACAAACAATGAAAAACTTAAGAGAAGAATTAAAGAAGCGCATCCCAACAGTGGAGGCAGCTTATAAAGAAACAGGTCGCCCTGAAGTAGATTTTAGCGTTTACCCAGAGGATTTAAGAGTGCACAAAAAGGCGTGTTACGATGCTGAAATTCTCGTAGAAGCTGCCCGCAAAATAGAAAGAGAGAATGGTTTGGGCGAAATAGATTGGAGCAATTGGGAGCAATATAAATTCATCCCTTGGTTTAAGATGCGCCCTTCTTCCTTCTCGTTCTTCGTTACGTATTTCGATCTCGGTGTTGCGTACGCGGGTTGCGGGTCTCGCCTTCGTGTTTTGGCTCTTGAAACGGCGGAGTATCTCGGAGAAAAGTTTATTGAGGTCTGGAAAAACGTTCAGTTAGGATAATGAATATGAAAAGATACTTCCTTGTGTTTTATATGTTTTCTGGAAAAGATAGAGGGTGTTGGGGTAAAGGCATCTATCCTTTCATAACAAACGGTGGTTATTTGAACATGAAAAGAACAAACAAAATGATTTTGAGCGAAAACGATACATGGAAAGAAGTCTGTATTCAAAACATAATAGAGTTGTCAAAGAGTGATTATGAGGATTGGATTGAAGAATTTACGTATAAAAAGTAGCGTATGAAAACAATAGAGGTATCAGATGAGATATACGATTTCCTAATGAATTTATCAAAGGAGGTCAAAACTCAGGATAACAGGGCAACGCGTATGCCATATTTTTATCAAGTTCAGGAAGATAAAGAAGTTGCTGTACCTGATGGGTGCGGTAACGAAGTCTGGGTTATGGACGGGGAAATTTGCCTGCGTACAGAACAGGACATAAAAGAAGCTGTATTTGAGTGGCGCGATTGGGATTTAGACGATTTGAACGACGATAAGGAGTATGAAAAATTAAGCAGCTCTGATATCGACGAGATATTAAGAAACAACTATAGTAAAGTATCTGTCAATACTAAACATAAGTACTCTAACAGCTTCCTAACTGAGAAAGCTTGTCGAGAACATATCAGGGCAAATCGTCATAATCTTGACAATCCTAAAACTTACTTAGACCATGCTTATCGTAATGCAGAAATGGATATGCTGTTTAAGTTTTTAGATGAATTAACTCTAAAAAATAAAGAATAGCATGAATCCAAATGCTTGCAAGTCTTTAAAGATTTTGCAGGTATTTACGCTTCGTGAAAAAAAACAGAAAGATGAAAGCAGTAATAATACCGATTGTAATAATTATTTTTTCGGGTTGCTGTAAGCAAAAGAGCAATAGTAGTATTGCGAAGCCTGGACAAGTTGTTTATAGTGGTAAGAAGTATGATGTTGTTCGCATAGATGATACAACATATCTTGCACTTCCAGGTCTTAATTACAGTAAACAGGGTGACCCTTTTCTTATTAAAAAGGAAGGTGGAATTTATTCAATAAGCTCAAATAAAGAATGAAAACGCTAAGACTAACGATTAAAAAATAAGCGAGACATGACACTTAAAGAATTGAGAGATATTAACAATATCCTTTCTGAGCTCTGGGATTTTTTTGGGACTAATTCGGATGGGGACGAAACAGGTCTAAATGAAGAATTATCTGTTAAATACGGGAAGGCTCAGAAGGCTATAAGTGATGAGTTTTATAAAATTCATCTTAGGAATGAGAAACAAAAAGTATTGCGAAAGTTTAAAAAATAGCGAGCTATGGCCGAAAAAATAATATTAGATGCTTGTTGTGGCAGTAAAATGTGCTGGTTTGATAAAGAAAACCCTCTCGTTTTATTTTCTGACATAAGAAAAGAGGATGCAATTTTATGCGATGGGCGCAAACTTGAAGTTAGCCCAGACGTTGTGGCCGACTTCACAAATATGCCATTTGCGGACAATTCTTTCAAATTAGTTTTATTCGACCCTCCACATATGAAAAAATTAGGACAGAACACATGGATGGCTCAAAAATATGGCGTGTTATTGCCGACATGGGAAACAGACATAAGGGCAGGATTTGACGAATGCATGAGAGTTTTAGAACCCTTTGGTATTCTCATTCTCAAATGGAATGAGGCACAAATAAAATTGAACAAACTACTTGAAGTGGTTGGTGTATCTCCTCTTTTTGGCCACACCTCTGGGAAGCATGGAAAAACGCATTGGCTGTGTTTTATGAAATTAAAAAACGATTAAAAATAAATGAATATGGAAATGCCAGTACCATGCAGTAAATGCAAGAAGTGGGTCGAATTAAACGACACTCGTAAATCAAGATTGAATAGAGGGGATATGCTATGCCCGAACTGTTATTCAAACGATTATTCAGCATACGAGATGATACGAGAAATAAATGATATTCAATCAATGCTCAATAATAACGACCCTGAAGTTAAAGGCGACCGTCGAGGTTGGAAAAAGAATATCAAGGAACTTAAAGAAGAGGTTGCTGAATTAGGATTTGATTCAGATGATTATCAAACATTATTATTCTAATCTAAAAAATAGTGCTGTATGACAAAAATAGAACTAATTAATTTGACCCTTGATGAAATTAGGAGGTCGGCAATAATGGTAGACAGCGTGTATGCAGACGCTGTGCTTGCAAACAAAATAGAGCCAAACGAGATATTTGAACAATTATCTAATGATTGCGATAAGATTCTCAACGAACTAAGGCTGAAACTTCGTGAGGCATTAGAGGATGTTGCAAATTTTCAGAACGGCAAAGGTATGTTTAGTCCTGTTGATTGCGCTTTAACAGAAGTGCCTTACGACTTAATATACGAACGTAAGGATGAAGATTCGTATTAACAATAAAAAATAGAGAATTTATGGGATACGATTTGATGCCTAAAAACAAGGACGCTGGCGAGCCCAGCGGAATGATTTTTACATGGCCTATAATATTAAACGAGACAGGAGCTGGCTATCTCTTTGGTTATGGACAAAATACCATTGCTCCCGGCACCTATGTATACAACGGCTCGCGCGGTCCGGGCTCGCCGGTCTCCAATGATGGGTTTAAGGTTACACCATCGGAGGCCAAAGCGATGGCAAAATTATTTAGAGGATATGTTTTTGTTAAAAGAGCCATAAGAGAGGAGTGGGATAAAAAAACGGAGGAGCAGCAAAAAAACATTTTGGCTTTTGACGAAAAAGCAACTCCTCCTAAAGAAGAGTTTATAAACAAAGTGGAAAGTCTGGCTGAATTTTGCGAGAAGTCAGGAGGCTTTAGGATTCAATAATAAAAAATAGTGAATGAATAAGAAGGAACAACAAGCTGTCGACTTTCTAAAGAAGTTAGAGAGGGAAGAGCCTTATAGCTTAGGCTTCTCTGCGGGCAAGGATAGCGTTGTTATACTTGATTTGGCAGAACGCTCAGGCGTTAAGTTCGAGGCTGTGTATGCCAACACAACGGTAGACCCTCCCGGAACAATTCAATTTCTAAAGAAGAATTATCCACAAGTAGAAATAAAGCACCCGAAAGAATCTTTTTATCAGCTTGTGGCAAAGAAGGGTTTGCCAAGCCGTACGCGTCGATGGTGCTGTGAGAAGTTAAAAGAGCAGTATGGCATAGGCAGACGCACTATTGAGGGCATGAGGTCAGAAGAAAGTCCTTCCCGTTCACTTTATGAGCCGGAGCAATGCGATACCCGTAAATGGATGAAAGGAGCGAAGCATATACTTCCTATTCTTAATTGGACTAAAAGCGAAGTTTGGGCTTATATCCGAAAAAGAGGACTTCCTTATTCAAAATATTATGATGCACCTTATAGCCTTTCTCGTCATGGTTGCGTAGGTTGTCCGCTCGCTGGTTGCAAGCAAATGCAGGTTGAATACAAGATGTTTCCAGCTTATGCAAAAGCGATGATTAAGGCAATAGGTAAGAGCATGGAAGCCAAGCCAGATAATGCTATTGCAAGGAATTTTGACAATGCGCACGAAGCCTTTTACTTCTACATATCTGAAATGTCTATGGCTGACATTCGGAGGTTGAAAAAGGGTTTGTTCGGATTTAGTGCGAAAGAAATAATCGAGAAGGAGATATTGAAGAATAGCTCACTTTCGGAGTAATAGTGAAACAAAAACTCATTGGCATTTTTGCCGCTGAAACATACCTTTTTTATATCAAAAGACGTGTGTTTGTATAAAAATGCCACTGAATTATTTATATAACACTTTAGCATATTAAAATGAGAGTAAGGAACAGAATATACAAAGTAAAATTTAAGGAAGCCCCGATTGAGGGCAAAACAGAATTTTACTTCGGCTCGTTAGCCGCTATTTACGATGCGTTTTCATGCAAGGAAATAGGGTGCAAGGTTACAAGACTGTGGAATATTAAGATAACAGAGGAAAATCCGTACATTGGACGCAAATGCACGATAACAAAAGAGATTGTCGCTCGGAAGAAGCAAACAAGGAGGGTAGGGGGTAATGAGTAAGCAAAAGACATTTTTTGAAGTTAAGGAATTTATGACGACGGAGGAAAAGGCGGATATACTTATAAAAGAATTACGCTGGGGCATCTTACAAATGTACCCCAAAGCCTCCGAGAGTGAAATTTTTGATATTTCGCTTAGTGTGATAAATAAAGTAAAGGGGCATTTAGTAAATAAAAGATAAAGAATACACCAAATAATAACTATTTGGTATGTTTTTGAAACAAATAATCATGACTAAAGTTATCCATGTGCATCTAATCGGCAAACGGAAAGACTACTACTTCGGAAGTATCTCTGCTGTTTACACGGTTCTGAACGACGAACAGGTAGGAATGACAAAGAGCTCGCTCCTGCACGCTGGATTAAGCGGCGGGGGCACTGTTATTACCAAAAAGGCTATTATCAAGCAATCGCAACTTATTAGGGGGCGTCGTGAGTAGATTAATCGTTATTGAATCGTTAAAAATGCAAGAATGAGCAATATTTTTGCAAAATTGTTTGTTTGTTGCAAAAATAAGGCTTATATTTGCAGCGTGAACAAAGCTAAATTATTAACAAGCTAAATAAATAAAATATGTACATCTACGGACTTGAGATTAGAAGCAACGAGGAAAGAATTAGAGTTGACAACCTTTTGGCGCAACACGCTGAGATATTCAAAAAAGCGTGTGAGAAAATAGAGCAGGAGTTATCTTCTGTAAAAAAGAATTTGAACGTTTCCCTATTTCTGCCTTATTACATTGTATCAAAGAAACAAGAGGAAACCAGCAACGGCAAGTACACCGAGGGAGATATTGATATTTGCATCAGATTGGAGTGGGATTTTACAACTGTTGGGGCGCAAACATTTAACCTAAGCGGGTACGCGGCACATTTTGATTTAGTATCAAAAGAAACTCGTGAAGACTTGTCGTTTAAGGCGCTCGATGAATACGTGGAGTTCGTGGTAAGAGAGGTGAAAGCGGGAAATTTAGACTTCAATCAATAATCCTAATGCAAATATTTATATTGAAGTATAAAGATGGACGGCGAGGGTATTACACGACCCTCTCCGCCTTGTGCGAGGAAAACAGCAGGGAAGATATAGGCGTATCTTTATCCACTTTGCAAAAGCGAAATAAGGATACCCCATATTGCTACGAAAACGAAATGTGCAAAGTAGAAAAAGCAGTCATTAAAACAAGGGGCGACATTCTACGAGAGCGAGAACAACCCAACACAATGAGGCTTGGCAAAATCAAACCCTTGACTTTAACTCTTGACGAGTTGGACAACGAGATGGGTAAATGGTGCAAGTCGTTAGAAAAGAAAGGAGGACAGAATGATACAAACAAATGAATTAAGAATAGGGAATTACATCCACCGCCTTGACCTTAAAGGAGGAGTAGGATATATAGATTGTGAAAAAAGGATGATTGGTATAAAAAACGCACCCTTAATATCTGTTAAAGTCGCAGGCGTAGTGTCTGGGAAAGTAATCTTTGGAGATGGCGTACAAGAGGCTGAATGTCTTTCTCCTATCCCCCTAACTGAAGAAATCCTTTTGAAGTGTGGGTTTGAGGATATGGGGTATGGGTTATACTCTCTTGTAAACTTATTTCTAAACAGTAATAATGATGGTTTTGGAATCGAAATATCTTCAAATGAAGATTCGTTCTTTAAGGGTGTAAGAATAACATCACTTCACCAACTTCAGAACCTGTACTTTGCACTTACGGGGGAGGAATTAGAGATACAGTTATGAAAGAATGCAATCTGAATGTTGATTTACTAAACGATATTAGTAGTATCTACTTTCAAAAAAACACCTTTTATTTTATTGGCATTGAATTGCAGCAGGGGGAGCATATACCTGATTTCTTAAGGCGGGTGTCAAATGAAATTTGCGTCGGTTGGTACGACCCAAAGATGCTGTTAATGTCCATCCATTTATATGCACAAATAAAGCAATCGCTTGAATCTTATAAAGTTATAGGCGAATTTGAAAGCGTAAGCGATTACCTTAAGAATTACTTTAACCTTGACTGCGAAATAACAGTATATACACCAATTGTTAAATAACATGAATTGCAAATCAAATTATAACGTTATGACACAGCAAGAAGTTGAAGCAAAAAAAGCGGCTCTCGAAAGTAATATCGCACAGCTTATCTGCAAATTTGAAGCGGAAACGACAAGTTTAGTAGCATCTTTGGATTGTAAGAAAGATGCACTTGCTGGGAGCATCCAAGAGGGCATACTTAAAATGAAGTTCAAAAGCAAAGTAAAAGTAAATGCGATACGTATAACGTAGTGAAAATACAACAAATTTATTAACTTTGTAATGCAAACAAGTAACGTCACAGCGGACAAGGCTTTTCAAGGCATTAACCTTGAATGGCGCATGAAACAAGGCGGTGGGATGCGAGTGGCACGTGGCGTTATTTTTATTTTTTTTATCATGAGAGAAATACCGGGATTCCCCAATTATTTAGTAACTGAAGACGGAAAAGTCTTTTCTCGCTTTACTAATAAATTCATAAAGCAAAAAACAGACATTCACGGCTATAAATCTGTCGCTCTTTATACAAAGAACAGAAGAGATATTTGCGTTCACCGGTTGGTAATGTGGGCTTATGTTGGTGTTCAGGAGGATGGTTTTGAAGTTAGGCATAAAAATGGAATAAGAAGTGATAACAGGCTATCCAATCTCGAATATGGAACACGCTCTGAAAATGCAATAGACAGAGTTACTCACGGAAACAACTATCAGTCAAAAGGCGAAAGAAACGGAAAGTCAAAATTGACATTACCGGAAGTTGAGGAAATTAGAAAAAGAATAGCCAACGGCGACAAGCCAATTGATATTGCCCGTGACTATGATGTTGTTAAAGGAACTATCTATCACATAAAAAATAACACCTATTGGAGATTGTGAAATATTTTGCACACAGCGAAGAAAGTGCCGTATGTCGCGAAGATGAAAACGGTGTTTGTTTTGCCAAACTATGGACAACCGATAGTCCGGGACATAGCTATTTGAAGCCTGAATACAAATTAGGGGAAAATAGCAATATCCGTAACGGTAACCCTGATTACATGAGCCTTCCTGTTGAAATATCAAAAGAGGATTACGACACGTTCGGTATTACATGGATATTCGGGGCTGAATGCGGCTCTGAGTTTACTAAGGTTACAATTTAATAGCTTTTGCCTTTTGGTAGTAATCTTTTGATTTCTCCGCTAAAGCACGACCTTTTGCCGATAACTGATCTTCTCTTGATAATATCCTGTATTCCTCGTAATACTTATGCCCTAACCCGTGAGGCATTTTTGATTTGTTTTTTATTTCGTTGAACAATTTGGTTCCGAGCAACTCCTTTGCGCTGCTTTCTTTGGCATAAATCATTTGAGGCGTATTGACCTGTATTTCGCCTTTAACTCCTTTTCTTACCCATATCTTAAACAAATGCCCTGTGTAACCGGTGGCAAACGCCTGCGCCTTGCGTTCAATAACATTGAACTGCTTGCCTATTTCAGAAATAAGCGCAGGAATGTTTTCTGCTGAAGAAATAAACGTATTTCGAATCATGTCGCTTACCTCGAACACATCGCCGCCGTAATCTGCGATAGCCTTTTCGAGAATCCGCTTTCTTGATTTTATATTTACAGGCGTTACGGCAACTCCCATTCGCTCCGCCAGCGCATTAGATTGACGTTCAAAACCGCCCGCACATCTTTCGGTTCTCTCTATTGCCTGCAAGTTTATCAATTCGATAGATGTGTAATCTCGCCACATTTCCCTGTTCTTTTTAAGGAAATTAGGCAAAGTACCTTTTTCGTTAGCTTTAACAATCCTACCCTCGTTGTCTTGCACCCATTGCTTGAATTGTGGCGGCATTTCTGTTACCTCGTTTACACTCTTGGTGTTTGGCTGCCCTCCTGAAAGAATGACGTTGTTATCGTCCGTCAATTCGTCTATTGTTTTGAGTATAGGAATAGCAAAGCAAAAGCATTGGACGTGCCAACCCTCGAAGAGTAAACCTTTCGGGTATTTGCCCGCTAACAGGTCGCACATGTCATGCTTTTTGTGAGCATTAGATAGGCGTATTTCGATGCCTACAACGAAGTCGAATTGCTGCCAGCGTTGGTAATCTGCCTCCCTATAAGATGCATTCGTTTCATTGCGGGTTAGACGCTCCGCATTCTTTTGGCTTGAGCGGTACACACCCTGCCCGGGGTGGTAAGCCTTCGCTCGTTGTGACAAATGGAGCTGCCCGTGTTCATCGCGTACACGGCGGAAAAGCATATCGGGATTTTGCAGATATTGCTTTAAGTCACGCGCCATGCGGTTAGCCGGCAGACCATTGCGAATGCCTAAATCCAAACCCATTTCAATTTCCTCCTGAAATTGGTCTGTAAACCTCCAAACCTTGTCCGAAATTGATAGTCCGCCCTCTTTCCGCGCAAGGAATGCCTTTCTCGCATTATCGTTAGTGCTGAAATACTTCCGGTACTGCGAGGGGCTCAATTTGCCGACATTGCTGCCAAAAACGTTACGGGCAAGTTCATTGTTCTTATTGTTACTTAACGTCCATTCTGATTCGACGCCGTTAGCAATAATAGCCAAAACATCCCCCTGTACACTCTTCATCAAAGCGTCGGCGCGTGCTTTTGTTTGCGGGTAGTCGGCAAAGGTAAATGGCTTGTCGGGGTTAAATTGGGATACGCTCACGCCGATAGCGGCAGCCTCCTGTGCGGCAGATTGATACACCGCTTCGACTTGTCGCGCGTATCGCCTTGCATTGCGCAAGTGTTCGTTATCCCATTTATTTTGCTTTGACTTCGCCATTCGTTGTAACCCACTTATCGTTTAACGATACCCCAACGCTTATACGCCCCTCTTTATATAGGTCGTTAAGCGCATCGGCAACGGCGGCGTACACCTCTTGCCGCATAACATGGTAAGGGTATGTTTTATCCGCCTTCTTCTTTTCCTCAAGGCTCTTTATTAGTTCAAATAAAACGTCTTTCATTACATTGTTGGCTCAAAGACATCTCCTATACTTTCCTCCGCCATTTGCTTCATCGTTTTATCCACGTCGTCCGACCAGCCGAGATTTTCAACCCCTTCTCGTTGTGACATTACGGCTTTTCCTCCGGTTGCCGTCATGATATTTGTGATAGTGTCTTTATCATCTGTTATGTTGAATGGAGTTATTATTGTTTCGACCTGCAGGCTGTCAATATCCTTATGTGTATTTAAGGGAAGCATTGTTTTGAGAAATGCCTTGACGACATTTACTTCTCGGTCTAACATTTCAAGTAACCGCCCGCTTTCATCTTTCACTTTTAGCTGCGCGTCAACGAACATCGCTTTCCGAGACTCTCCGGACATAGGAGTTGATTTCATATTTTCGTAACTCATATCTGGAAGCTGCAACTGTGTAAAGAAAGATTGTCGCAACTCTGCAGTATAAAATTTAAGATTTTCGATAGCCTGCTCCCAAGTAACATAGGAAGCCTGCGAGCCTTTCGGATATTGAAACACAGCTTTAAATTCTTTCTTTTCGCTCCCCTCATATCCCACCTGTATGTCTTCGTCGGCAAATACTACAAATAGCGGCTTGCTGTTTTTTCGCAAATAATTACCGTTACGGCTTAGTGCCCATTCTATTTCATAAACAATGTTAGACGTATCTTCCCACGCAGGAGTAAGCCTATGTACATAAACTCCCGGTATTTTCCCTATTGTCGTTTGCTCCCTAAGTTCCTCTATCCAAGAGTCCTCTTTCTTATACCTGATGTGAAAGCTGTCTGTGTAAACATCAAGGTATTCAGCCTCCTTGCCGCCTACCTTGCGCTTGTAACCGAAAGACAAGGCAATCATGTCATTGTATTCGTCGAATAGAGGGTAAATGCTATCGCCAAGCATAGGCGAATAATTACGACAACGTAATTTTAACTTACTTTCAAATCCGTACAGGTTATTGGGTCTTTCAATGGCAAACCACAAGGTCGCAACCTCGCAACCGGCAAATAACATATTTCCACGCTCAATATTTACACTATCTATACGGTTACGTTGTAATATAGCTTCGATGTATTGTGCAATAGATTTTTCGCCCTCCGTTATCGCCTTGTACACACGTTTTACCGGAATACCAAAACATAACTCCGACGTTCTTTTCGCCGCCAAACGTTGCAAGTCCTGAGTAATACGCGTTACCTTTTCAACGCCACCCTCTTCGTCTACTACATCAGTATATGTCGAATCGGTCATTACCGGGTGCTCTTTTGGGTCGTATTCCTTTCTCAAATCTTCCCAAGAAGGCACTTTTATCGCTTTCTCTTTCAACTCGCCAACAATATCTTCTGGCTTGCCCGCTAATATTTCTTCAATAGTTTTCATCTTGTTGAGTTATTTAATAATTAATGTACTTGTTTTGCCAAACGGTTTATATCGATAGGCTTTCTGCCCCTCAAATGATGGTCTATCGCGTATCCGAGAACATCCACATATTCATCATGCGCCTTTGCGGGGAAACCGCAAACCTCTTCGACTAAATCTTCGTTCCAAGAGTCAATAATTAAATACACCCTCCCACACTCGATAATAGGCGATACGGCGTTTAATCGCGTTTCCTTACTATCAACGGGCGTAGGTGTTTTCGTTACATTTAGGTTTGTTTCAACCTTTAATTGGTCTATGACTGATACCCCATTCGCTTTTGGCTCGATGCGTATACTACTACCCGCCGAATAGCCATTTGCCTCTACATATTTAGGAATGAAGCGGATTAATTCAGGGAACTTCATTGATACCTTTTTCCCGTGTGTTATATACAAGTCGTTGCCTATCTTGCAAGTGGCGATAATACCCGTTGGGTCGTTCTCCGTCTTATCCGTGTAAGCCGTATCAGCAAAAAAGATAATAGGCTCTTTCCTACGCAACCTGTCGAAATCGGTACGGTGTATATATTGGAACCACTCTTTTTTAACGATGTTACCACCCGCAGCAACGGGGTTCTGGTCGTATTGCCCTGCGTACCCTCGCGAGCCTAAATCTACAAGTTGCTCGGTAAGGACATCGGAAGAAAGACGTACAGGGTCGAGCAGTCCGTTTACATATTTTTTTTTAAGTTCTGCAGGCTTAACGTTGTCGGAAATCTCTGCAGGAAGGCAAATATGCTTAACCTTTTCGCTCTTTTTTGCTAATATGTAACCCGTAACGTCAAGCTCGTGCAATCGTTGCATTATGGTTAGGGTAGGGGTGTTCTTTTTATCTACTTTACGGCTTGTTAGCGTCTTTGTGTGCTCGTTAGCGGTGTTGCGGTCTGCGTCGGAAGCTGCTTGTGCCGGATTCAACGGGTCGTCATTAATAATCAGGTGTGCGTGCTTACCTGTAATCGTTCCCCCTGTTGATGTTGCATAGCGTGCGCCCGTTGATGTGTTTTCGTATGACATTTTCGCCGACTTGTCGCGCCGCAATGTTACCTCCGGAAATAAGCGGCGATATTTATCGGACGTAATTATGTCGCGACTTTTTGTGGCGTGCTCGATACTCAAATCCATAGAGTAAGAGTTAGTAATAAGGCGGAGCGTTGCGTCTTGCGTCCAAAGCCACGCGGGGAACATGATTGTAACGATTGTTGATTTTGTTGTACCAGGGGGGATGTTAATAATAAGGTCGTAAGGCTTAACCTCTCTATTTACAATAGAAACGGATAAGCCTTGCAACTCTTGGCAGAGAAAGGGAATATGCCAATTATACACGGCATCTTCCTTTATTATGACATCCCAAAAAATTCGGACGAAATAAAAAAAAGATTCCCTGCATTTTTCAGCAACTAATTGTATCCCCATTGCCGCGTAAACATCTTGTTTATTCTGTAACATTCAACGCCTGTTCGCCTATATCTAAGAGTATATCTTGTTGCTCCGGTGTTAGGTTGCTTAAATCATACTTGTTGAGTGTAAGCGATTTTTCTTCAGGGGCATATAACCCGAGCAGCTTTCGCCGCTCAATAAGTTGATGCCTTATTTCAGAAATATAGGACACATCGCCCATACAAATAACATCAGTTTCAACCTCTTCCTTTTGGTAAGTTCTAAGGGTAGATGTACCTTTTTCTTTATCCTTTACCGGTGCGCCTTTACGCTTGTTTGACGTTTTCGTATAGTTTTGCTTCGAGCGCTCCCACTCATCCCAAAGCTCTCGTATAGTGTCGTCGATGCGCTCTAACTCTAATTGTACCGCTTCGTCTGTTTTTTCGATACGGCTTTCTCTCCATTCTTTAAGCAACAGTTTGACATCCGCATGTACTGTTTGTAAAGAATAACTTTTCAAGTCAAGGCGGCGCATGACCTCCTCTCGCACTTTGCGGAGGCTATTCCCCCGCTTGTAAAGGTCTGCAACCAACTCAAGGCGCGGGAGCTTCGTTTGTCTACGCTTCCTATTCTGATATTCGCTCATGATTCCTCCTCTTCGCTGTTATTCATTTCTGAATCAAACATTTTTAACTCGTCCTCTGTGAATTCTATTTTTGGGAAAGTTTTAGATATATTCTTAGTGTTTCCCTTGTAGAACACAAGTACGTTTTGGTGCATTTTCGCAACCTTTCGACCATCCATATTTCGACTGGCTCTTAGTGCGGTACTTGCTGCTGTTTCCACCAAAATAAGTTCATTGTATAAAGCAGCCCCATTCTCTTTGAATATGCGCTTTAGGTCATCCACGAGGTTGTGGTATAGTCCTGTTTTTTTATCTCTAACATCACCTACTACAATGATAGCAAATCTATCATTTTTCAGTATTTTCAGGCTATCGGCGTAAGCACTTTCAAGTATTTTCAGGCTATCGGCGTAAGTTGCTTGGTTGCTTGCATCGCTGGGGTCGTCGCTATAAACCTCAAGATTGTAGTACGGCGGGCAGCTAAATAACATATCTTGACTATCGGGTTCAAAATGCTTCAAAACATTGCGTCCATCATCGCAAATGTATTTGATAGGCAAACCTCTATCGGCAATAACTCGGTTATTTACATCAACCTGTTCTTGCCTTAATTCAATACCTGTAAATTCAAAGCTACATTGCGCAAAGACTAAACCCTTTTGAGTGTCGCCGGAAAAACAATCAAAGATTTTCGCCCCTTTCTCATGGGTAAACCAACGACACATGATTTCAGATAATACAGGGTCAAACAGCGACACACCAGCAGAAAGAACCTTTGCCGCCTCGCGCTCTTTGACGTCTTCTGGAACGTATTTGTCAAGGTATTCTTGAAATCCAATTCCGAGACTTTCCCGATGTCCCCTTGTGCGGCGGTATATATGCTTAAACTTGGTTTCGGGATTTTTGAAAAGTGTATCATTGCGACTTTCGCCTAAATCTCCAATAAGCTCACGCCAAGCCTTTTTGCGCGCCTGCCAATACCCCTTACGAGTGTCAAGGACGGAAAATGGAGGTATGACGAATCTTTCAACTAAAGAACCGTGCGTGGGCTCGCCGCTACTTTTGCCGTCGTCCTCTTCCTCGCTCTCATCTTGCCACACATCCAAACCCCAATCGTCGAGGTCTTCCTCATCCCATTCGTTGGCGAGAATATCCATATCCCATTCTCCATATCCAACATTATCCTTAATAATAAACTCCCTTTGTTCGCTGTCTGATAAATCAGCCGCTTTTATAACCGGAGCAGTTGGGCAGTCTCTCCAATGCTCCCAATACTCAAAAAGCGCATTTTGTTCTGCAGTAGTTTTTTTGTGGAAATCTCGGCAATCAGACAACTGAGCCTTAATGTCCTCTATTGACATATCGGCAATAAAGATTAAACCCCGATAACGCATATTGCCACCGAGAGCCACCCCCATGCTATCTACAACGATAGGACGAAGCGAAAGCATTTTAGGAAAAACGAGTATTGAGTTTACTAATTTGGTAAACTTCCCGTCTTTTATCTGCCTTGGATTGGCTGTGTTAGTTTTGATTTGTGAGAGTTTGACAACGTCTGTTTTCATATTGTTGCATATTTATTTTGTTTCAACCAATAACAGGCGGGGCTACTTGCCTGAAGTTTTTTGCTTGCTCGCTCCAGCTTTCGCCCATGCCTAACGCTTTAGGACATTTGCCTATTAGTTTTACAAAACTACTTAAAAGTGATTGCATGGCAATCGTTTTCGGGCAAAAAGTATATGCTATAAGCTATTAACGGCTTGCTTGATAAGGTCAAATGTTTTTGTCTTGCATAAATCATCGGGGGTAACACGGAATATGCGCCAACCGAGAAGAGTGCCGGCATTGTATTTTTCCACATCGCAAAGAAAACCCTGCGGGCGCGTGTGTCTTCCTCTAGTCCAAACGCCACCTTCAACCTCAATAGCTACCTTGTGCTCTAAGACGGCGTAATCAAATCGCCACTTCCTTGTAGGATGAAAAAGAAGTTCTTTCACAACCTCAACGCCGAGGTCTGTTTTGCAGATGGTTGTAAAAACATCCTTTTTTATGCTGTATTTCTTGCTCTGCGGCTTCTTCTTGCCTTTTAGGTGTATTTCCTTGTCTTTTGTCATTATCGCTTGTTTATCGCTTATTTTGGCAGGACTACAAAGCGGGAGAGTACTCCCGTCATGCGTTATCTCGTTTCATGCGCGGTGTGCCTCAATGGTTCTGTTTGATTTATTATCGTTTGTGAATCACTTGTTTACGCTAAAATTTGCCGTTATAGCAAATCGCATTTTTTTACTCTGTAAAGAGTTCCGTTTATTTCCTTTTTCTCGAGGTCCTCAAACCTTAGCTCGCCGTTAGTTACCATTGTTGCCGCTTCATTGTAGGTGTACAACCTTGCTCTTTTGTCGAATTTGATTATATCGGCAACGTTCGGTTCTTTATACGGGAAATTATCAATTAGATAATTCACGGCGTCCTTTAATCGCGCTTCTGTGAAGTTGTTGGCGACAATCCTTTCGGTTAGGACGTTAAAAAAGTCGGGCGATACTTTCGGGAAAGAAGCCTTTAGCCTGTTGATGTTTTGCATAAGCGGCTCAGGGGCGACCAATGTGCCGTTGTACAAACTAATTTCACTTTTCCCCTCGCTGCTGCTTCTCGTAGAGAGCTCTTGCGTAACCCTCGGCAACGCTTCTACCGAGTTCCGCTGTTGTGGTAGTACTGTCCCTATTGTTTGCATTTTTTCCTCCTTTCTTTGTTTTTCGCTCATTTTGTAGTTCAATTTTCAGCCAGTTTGCAAAATGATGTTTTGCATCTTTCTCGTCTTTGTAGCTTTCCCCCCTATTGCCGAGTTCTACGAAAAAGGCTTTTAGGTAATCTTTCATTTGCTCGATGTCGGGTACAGCGTTGTTCATGCACAAGGCTTCGAGGTATTCTTGCTCTTGCAATAACGCCTCAAGTGAATTAAATAAGTTTTCAGGCAAAATTTTTGTTTCCCCGCGTATAGAGAGAGAGTATTTATTTACTCTTCTCTTCTCTTCTCTTCTATGGTTATCTTTGGTTATGTCTTGGTTATCTTTTTCATAACCCCCGGTTATCTTTGGGTTATCTTTGGTTATGTCTTGGTTATCTTTTTCGGGCGGGTAATATGGGTTTTGTTGCCCTTTCTTAAAGTTAGGATTACCACCCTTTTTCCCGTTTTCACGTTGCTTATCTCGATACGCTGCAACGGCCTCAAGGCGTGCCTTATGGTTTACGGAAAATAGCTTCCCGTCTTGCAGGGTTAAGAGTTCTATTTTTATGCAGTAATCTACTATTTCCGACAACTCCTCGGGGGTAACATCGAAGTCGGCGGAGTAAAGTTCTCTGTTTATCCCCGTCCACTCTATTTCAAAGAAATCACTATCCGTTAAAGCCTCAAGGAGAAAACACCATACGGCATAGCCTGTATGCTTGTATCGCCGAAACAATGCTTTAACACGCACGTCATTTCTCATATCGGCGTCGTGCGTAAAGTATTCTGCGTTATTTTTATTCAGACGTGCCATAGCTATATAATTCAAATACACCATACTTAGGGCTACCAGCGTAACAATAACGACGTTGTAGAAGACGCTTGATTTCCTTTCGGAAAATCAACCCGTATATGGTGTATTTATTATCTTTATATTTATTTATCATATCGGTATCGTTTTTTGGATTTTACAAATATACAAAGTGATTGCACAGCAATCGCTTTCTGGCTGCGATTATTTCTTTATGAAAAGCATTCAAGCCGCTTGATATTGAGGGAATAACGACAGTTCGTTAAGCCTCGAACAAAGGGCTTCACATAGTTTGCGCGCCGTCCTAACCTCGACCGCATTGCCGATAAACTTTTTTTGGTCTGCCTGTGTTCCGATTAATACATAATCTTTCGGGAAACCCATTATTTGTTTTAACTCGGGTATGCGCAACATCCGCATCTTTATATCAATGATGCCATACAACGCCATAAACTCTTTAATCTTAACCATAGCCGGACTATCAGAAGCGTCTATCCGAATGGCTATTTCGCCGCTCTCTGATGCTATCAAATAAGGCGGAGTTTTATCCATGCGGGCAATAAGGGTAAAACAAGGCTTGTCAACACCACGTCCAACGCGGCTGTATTGCGCATCCATAAGATAGTGCCATTTCCTGTTAGCCGTTATCGTCGGGGCGGGACTATTCAAAGAAGAGCCTACGTTTCCGAAATTGGTATTCATTATCCAATTTTCACACACAACGAGTTGATGCTTTGGGTTGGTCGTAACAGTAGCCGCCGGATTATTTATATCGGTGGGCGTTCCATTCCCGTATTGCATATCCAAGAAACAAGCCTCTACTTTTGCTAACCGGTCTTTTACCGTAAGCGTCGGAGCGGGAGACGTTATAGGCAGTGCGTTTACTTCTTGGTTTGGCTGTCCGTTATACCTTGCAAGGAAATTCGTAGTAATCAACGAATGATGGTCTTTTGTCGTTATCGCTCCCGCAGGCTTTTCGACGCTTATATTCTTGCTTTCAGGATGCCCGCTAAAGTGCTTTGAAAGGAAAGACGTTTGCACCAAACCCAAACGCCCTTGACAACTAACCGTCGGGCAAGGTACGTCAATACTCGGAGGTATATGTTTTCTTGTTTGCCCATTTACCGAATTATACTTTAACAGCCATTTATCCTTACCCCCCGCAACAAACTTTATAAGCCCTGCATATATGCGCTCAAGCGTTGCATCAACGAGCGGCTTCTTACGCCCAAATATAGACTCTCCTTCGTCTTCAAAATCTAATACGTCCCTTACGGGTTTCCAGCGCGCTAACGCACCGAACAAACCGGTTTCGCCATTTTTCGAATGTGTAGCTTCTGGGAAAACAATAGGCAGTCCTTTTTTTGCGAAAACACCAAAGAAGCGACGGCGGGAGGTGTAAGCTCCTAAGTCGGCAGAATTAAGAATTCGATGTTTAAATTTATACCCGCAACCCTTTACGTTGTCAACCCATTGCCGATAAAGCCGACCGGCATCTTTGCTTATTGGCTTTCCCTTTTCGTCTAAATCCCCCCAAGACATAAACTCTTCAACGTTTTCAATCTGTATGAAATCGGGGTCGATAGCATCTATGTAGCGGAAAAGATGTTCCGCCAAAGTGCGGCTATCAGCGTCACGCGGCAAACCGCCCTTTGCTTTACTGAAATTAGTACACTCAAGCGAAGCCCACAACACAAGATACGCATTAGGGTAAACCTCCCGCATATCCTTTATATGCTCAATAAGCGGAGATAACTCCAACGTTCTTATATCTTCGGTAAAGTGTAACGCTTCGGGGTGGTTCTCAGCGTGACTCGTGATAGCATTCTTGTCATGGTTTACACATCCTATAACTTTGGCACATTGCTTCCCGTTAGTTTTCGCAGACTCAACCCCCGTCGATGTGCCCCCCGCTCCACAAAAGAGGTCAACATATAAAAGTCTTACATTTTTATTCATTTGCTTATTTTTTATTTTTGTTTCACTTCGAAACACCGTTTTCACACACTTTGACAATTTACTGAAACAATGTTTTCTAATCGTTAAACAAATTGTAATCCCGCTCTACGCAATTAGAGGGGTATTGATTGGCTCTTTGAGCAAAATCCCGAATTGAGTCCTTCCAATAGATTTTATTACACCCTGCTTGATGAACCTTAGCCATAAATGCGACCAACTCTTCCCTATCATACTTTTGCCCCGACATAAAGCCAATTTTGTGCAAATCGCAGAAGTCAACAGTTTGGCGAATCATTTTAAGGCTGCTGTCGAAATCAACAATCGGCTCAATGCTTGCAAATGTCTTGTAACCCGCTTCGTGTAGTTTCTTCATCGCTTCGATACGCTCCTGATTGGTTGATGCGTTTGGTTCTAATTCATCATGCCCTGTAAGCGTGAAGCCGATTGCAATCATATTTCGATGTTCTGAAAAATAGTACGGCATAACACCTCCAATCATCATTATCCCAAAGCAGCCTACTAAAGCAAACAGTGGGTTTTCTGCATTCTTGGTTAAAATCTTCACGCTTATTTCATTATCAAGACACTTTTTCATTGCAAACAATGTTAAATCCATTGTCAAGTCCAAAAAAGGGTCGGTTGTAAATGAAAAGAATAAACCATGCTTCTGTAACGCCTCTTTGTTTCGCAACAATTCTTTTTCAAACACCTCTAAAGCGTGCTCTTCATCCTTAAAGCACTTCTTTAACTGTGCTTCGCCTTGCCCCATAACTTTAGCTAATATTCCCTTTTTGCAATAACAATATGTACAGCCATTTGAGCAGCCAACATAGAAGTTGCACGCCCATTCTGCATATTCTCCCGCTTTCCCTTTTGGCTTATATATTGCCTTTCCGTTGAACTCTTTCATACACTACTTTTTGGAATATATTGAATCAACAACCGCAGAGGCTATCTTGTAGAGCATTGCTCCGAATGAGAACAACCCCATCAATAAAGCAATGCAAGCGATAAAGAATAAGTCAGCACCTAAAAGGCGCAAAAGACGAATAATCAAAGGGGAGGCAAGGGTTAATATCACGCCTATAATTAAGAATAGTACACACTTGAATATTGTTTTCATATTTACTGTTTTTTAATATTTTTTTCCATGTTTATTCGGGCGAGTTTCGTTGAATTGCATCTTCAGTTCAACGTGCTGCCATAGGGCAATCTTTAAGTGCTCACAAATAGCGATAACACCCTCTAAAGTGCGAGGTATAACCTCTTCTAATTCCGCAATGCTATTCGCAGGACATCTTACTGCTTCACGACACACATGAAATATCATTTCGGGAAGAGTTTCTTCGCTCAGGCAAGAAGTAAAGTCCTCAATGCGGGTATCATTAAGCCTTATATTGACTTTGTTCAGCCCCGCCAAATCCAACAAGCGTATAGCAGTGTCAGCAAGTTCATCCTCTACTGTATCCTTAATGAATCGCTCAAAGGATTCAATAAAATATACATCCCTATCGCTTTCTAATATATCATCAGTGTCTATATTTGCATTATAAGTAGCGATGTCAGCCAACCTACTTTTTCTATCCGCTTCGACCGCCTCCGAGAGCTCAGTAACAATGAGCATTAAAAGAACTTCGTTGCTCTGCCCTTTTTCATGGAAGCCTTTAGCTTTATTTGCTGCAAAGACATCTTTTGCCAATTTGTTTATGTCTATTTTCATACTCGCTACTTTTTATTTCTGTGATTTATATCTTTTCCACGCTTCAACAAACTTAGCCCCATCTCCACTATCTCTCCGAAGCCAATAGTCGTTATTGTAGCAATCAGCCTCTGTATTGTATGTAGAATACTTCATAATAACCTGATGTGAGCAACATGAGGATTCTGATGCTATTGTGACATGCCCAACTTCTTCGAGGTCTATTACAACCTCTCCATTTTCATAAAATCTGTTTACCTGCTCCATACTCGCTATTTTTTAATTTTAATGTTTGCTGTTTTTTACAACCCTCCTTGCTTCTATCTCCGATACAGCTAATAGCATTAACCTCATCTTGTTTTCAACTTTTAGTCCTCGATTCGGGGTCGATTTTAAAAGGGTTATTTGTTCCCGTAAAACTTCAAGGATTGTTTTTGCGCATTCTTCTGTAATTAGTCTCATTGGTTCTTTGTTTAAGATTAGGGGGGGGAGAATTCCGCCCCCCCTTAATTATTATTTAAGCAAGAAGCGGCGTGAACCTTGACGCGTAATAGTAAAATTCTGCGCAAGCTCTGGGTGCGCCTTAACAAAAGCCTTATTGTCAAACGTCGCGCTATCCTTAGCCGCTTTCCAAGTAGCAAGGGTTTGTCCGCTGTAACTGATAGCCTCCGCATCGCCAAAGGCTAACTTTATTATCGCTTCGAGTTCATCTTTTCGTTCGTCGAGTTTTGAAATTTCCTCTTTAACCTCTTTCAACTGCGTATAAGCGGCAAGCACATCGCTGGATGCTTCAACGACTTTCCCCTCTGTGTGCTTTGCGTACTTAGTAACAATATCTGTGACATTGGTTGCATCTGGCTCAGCGCCCCCCATTATATTGTCAATCCAAAAGCGCTCAACCTCGTCAATCATCCAACCGTAAAAATCCGACACAAACGCTATGTCTTTATAACCAAAGTCACGTCCTGCAGATAGCCAAGCCAAAGAGCCTTGTTCTGTGCCTGATACGCCAAGCTGATATTGCACCTGACAGAACCAATGTTTCGGCAAATCTTCCGCATCGATAGTTTTCTGTGTTGTTTTACACTCAAGAATTCCCTTGTTGGCGTTATTCTTTGCCATTCCCGGAATCCAAAATGTTCTATCGGGCGACACTCTTAAAAAAGGCTTCTCGTTATTCACGTAAAGCCAATCACCGGCAGATGATTTGATTATTTCACGCCCCGTTTCATCCGCCCAAAACATAGACACCGCATCCTCAAGGTAGTGTCCAGCTTTCATAGCAAATGTTTCTTCTTTCTGTGGGTCAAGCCCCCTTTTGCTGCGCCATAATTGGTAAGGCGTTTGAAATGGATTTAGACCCAATATAGATGCTACTTCGGAACTGCCTACACCGCTATTTCTATGCTCAAGCCATTCGGCTCTATTCTTTGGTTTAATTACTGTAATGCTCATAATTCTATTTTGTCAAAGTCAATACCTTGTTCATTCATAAAGTTGCCAAGTGCAATAATCTTTTCCCGTGTTGTCGTTACCTTAAATGCTCTTGTTAGCAAGATGGGTACAGATGTTTCAACGGGGGGTGCTGGAGAGGGCGTCGGGTTTGGGTCTGAATTGTAAAAGGGTATTTCCGCCTCTTTTATATTACCCTTGTTGGATTGCGCTTCCATTTTTGCTTTTTGCGCCTTTTCCCGATTTTGCTTTAAGGTGTTTGCGTACTGAATAGTATTATTTATATTCAACGTGTCGAGATATAACGATTTCAACAATTCAACATCTTCGTCAATAGCCTCTAACGTTTTAATATCATCCTCTATCTTAGTAATCTTTTCCTCTATCTCTAAGTAAATATCTTTCAATTTGACCGTTTTGTTAAGCCATTTAGCGTCAAATATCTTGTCAAAACCTATAAGCGTAAAGCCTTTACTCTCCCAATGCGCAGAGATAATCTTACGCTTGTTTTCCCGTTCTTTTGCCTCGCCCAACTTTACAACAATATCAATATTTGCCGAGCATTGAGAAATTAACTTTACAGTTTCGGCAACAACTTCCTTAAATTCGGCAAACGGCTGCATAAACTCTCTTTCGATTTCAAGACGCCTCGTGTTAAGCGTTTTGGCGGCATTGTTTAATAAAGCCTTAGCCTTTTTGGCGCTCTCAATGTTGTTCTCGTCAAAAGTTGCAACATCGTATTGCTGCAAACCCGCTATAACAAGCTCCTTTATTTGATAGGCGTTTGTTGTAAGATTTCCAAGTGTTTTCTCTCTTACAACCAACTCAAGCTCTTTCTCTGTTATTTCGAAGTGATTGCTCATAATAAAGTCTTTTGTTGTGGTGTTTTGCCGCCCTCTACGTTGCTTCCTGTATTCTCCATTACCTCTCCTGTTTCAAGGTCTACATTTGCATCTTCGTAGGTTATATCTTCTATCTTTGCTTGCCCGTTTTGAAAACTATCGGGAGTTAGTATCGCTTCATCTGTTGCAATAGCCTCCGCCTGGTCTATGTTAAGAGGTAGATATTTTGAAAGCTGCTTAAGGGCTTTCGCTTTAGCCATAGCGTCATAATCCGTCGCCCAAGCTCCGGCAGGTGTGCCCTTTTGCATAGGACTACGCAAACGCAAGCGCTCAACATCAGATTTGCTTAATACTACGAAGTTGTAACCGCCGTCGTTAAAGTGGCAAACAGCATAAACGTGTGTAAGAGGTTTGTTGCTATCAAAGTTTGGCTTATGCTCTAATGTAGGGTTAAGTCCAAAAGCTGCAACAAATTCGTCACCCTCGCGGACTACCTCTGCATATACCATTTTAATTTTTCCACTTCGGCGCGCAAGTTCCACAAGCCCTTTATATCCAATTTGAAACTGCACGTCTTTTCCATAAGGAACAAAGTAGCAATATCCGAGTGCATCAACCGGAGGAAACCCCAATATGCTTGCCTGCATAACCGAGCCTAATAAACTTGCCGGAGAACATTTAGCAATGGCAGGGTTGCGGTGTATAGTTGTTGCCGCCATCTGTAACACCCTATCCGCCGTTAAGTGTTTTGGTAGCACTTGCGCTACACGGTCTTTCATCATGGATAGGTATTGCCCGATTTCCCCTTGATTTAAGCCCATCAAAGAGCCTGTTTGAGAAACCTTTTGTTGTAATGTTTTTTGATTTCCGGGAGCTGTTGCGGCTTGCATCGCCCCGGTTACTTTGTCATTTGCTGTACTCATACTAATTTGGTGTTATGCCTTTCGGCGGTTTATATTATTTTTTCTTTTTTCCGAATAGCTCTAAGGCTTTGCGGGCGTCTGTTACTATTATTCTTCCGTCTTGTTTTATAGCCTCGTCCAACTTGCCAGACGCTTTGAGCCTCATTGCGTGCTGTTTTGAGCAGCCGAGTAACTTTGCAATGCCTGCAAGCCCGTAAACATACTCTTTGCCTGATGTCGGCGTAAAATCTTTTGGTTGTGCCGGCTGCTCGGTTCTTTTTATCAAGTCAAGCAATTCACCAACCGTGATGTCTATTATTCTGGTATTCAAATCTCTATTCATCGTAATTGTCGTAATCGGGTTCATTGCTATATTCAATCTCTCCCGTACCCTCGCAATACTCGCAAGGCTCTTTACTTCTTTCGCCGGAAGGCAGTAAGTCATAATCTTCTTGTGAGATAATATCGCCGTTCGCATCGTAGTGCGTGAACCCCTCGCCGTTACACTCAGGGCAAGTACTCATACTTGGTTCGGGAGAGCAACAAGGGCAACCGAAGTACCCGTTACATACTGAGCACATGGCGGAGTTTCTTTAGTTTCCGAGTTCGGGTTTTTAACAGGTTGCCACAGATGTAATCTTCCCGTGCAATCGCCGCAACGTGTACCAATAAACTCACATGGCTGTTGATAGTGTAACCTGTGCCCTTAACAGGGAAAACATCAACCGTTTCCGCCTTGTTTACAAGCGTGACCGTTCGCTTGTTCCAATCCATTACGCATTTTATTTCGTTATCGAAACTATGCGTCATAACCCCCTTAACGTGGTCGTGCTCTGTACTCCAAGAGTATAAAAATGGATTTCTCATTATTTTGACTTTTTAGCGTTTTCTTTTTCTTTTTGCTCTTTCAGTCTCTTTGCCGCTCTTTGGCGAGCAACCCAAATGGTTGATGGTGCGTGAATGTTGTATTTCTCCATCAAACACGCATTTACAGCCGTTGCCATAGCCCCCTGCTTCCCCATCAATGTGCGCCAATCCTCATAAATAGCCATATCCTTAGCATCTTTCTCACGCTGGTAATCTGTTTTCAATACATCTTTTCCCATATTGTTTTATTTTACTGTTTAGTTTGCTTTTGAATCTTTGTTTTATTTCCTACTTTTGAAAGCGTTTTAATTCAAATGCAATGCAAACATAAGGTATAAATACCATAAAAACAAAATATATATGGTTTTTTTACCTTGAAAAACGCAGAGTGATTTATAATTGTTTGATTATTAGGGATGTTTTTATGGAAAAAGTCTATTTATCAGAAGTGGAAAAAATAATACTCAAAACATTAAGCACATCGCAATACAGTTGCGATGATGATATGTTCGGAGATTTATCGCGCGAAGAGTTGTATGTTGGCTCTAAAAAACTAAAGGAGTACGGATTTATAGTAGCCCATTACTTTGAGGGTGGGATATTGTTTGCTGCCAAAATTTTAGACAAAGGCTTGGTTTATTTAAAAGAGAATCTAACCCTCGAAAATCCGATTGAAGAGAATGACTTAAAAAGATTACAGAAAGAAGAAATGGAATACAAGAGGCGCATTCGTAGACAAGAGGACGTAATCCGACATTGGAAATTATTAAACATCGGAGTTGCCGTTATAGGCTTCATTGGCTGGCTATTGTTTGTCTTCAATAGATGAAAGTATGTTTCTTATTTCTGCGAATAAAAAACTCACATCTTGGATGTCATATTCCATAACCGGATGTTCTTTTCTTTTTTTTAGAACAACAGCAGCATCAACGATAGCCCTTTTTAAAAGCGTGTTTTCTTCTTTTAAGTTGAGAATAATTTTCAATGCTTCGGCATCCATAATAAAATTGAACTGATTTTTTGCAAATATAAGGTATAAATGCCATAAAAACAAATATAGAATGAAAGAAAGACTATTAGAATTTTTAGCCTATTTGAGCATCGGACAAAACAAATTTGAAGAAAACGCTGGTTTGTCGATAGGGTATATTAACAAGCTAAAAGGAGATATGAAATTAAATACTATTAATAAAATTATAGATACACACCCCGAATTGAACAAAGAATGGCTAATAGCCGGTGAGGGCGAAATGCTAAAGCCAAAGCAACAAATTGGAGACGTATCAAATAGTGCTGTCGTTGGAGCTAACGTAAATGGGAATGGCAATAAAATTACCCATAATGATATTGCAGGAATGATTGAGCTTCAAAAGGGCTATCAGGATTTGTTAAGGAAAAAAGATGATCACATCAGCGAATTATTACTAATCGTGAATAAATTAACTGGCAATGGGAACTGAACAGCGCCTTGGCGATATAACAGGTAGTATATTAAAAGACGTTAATGTAAACAGTATAGAATCTTCGCTCAATTTGATTAAAGAACAATCAGTGCGAATTGACAAATTAGAAAGTGAATTAGACAAAAAGCAATCAAAAAGCAAGTATCGTTTCCATTGGTTTCTTTTTGGGATTGTGATAATAATTTTACTTGCAATTTTAGGTTCGCAAATTCCCAAAATGGATTTTGAAAGCAACTATGTGGCGTTAGTGCTTGGGTTTATTGGCGTATTGACTACATTTATTGTTGTTGGCAACTATGCTCAGGTAAAAGAAATAGAAAAAACTTTTGAAAAAGAAACTAAAAAGATAAAAATGGGTTTCGAAATAAAGATACAAGAAATAGAGGATAAGAATAAGGATATTATCAGTAAAACAAAGAATCTACAGGTAGGATTGTGTATGAACTATGCTGATTTATATAAGAGCAATTCTCAAGATAGTTCTTTTTATTATTGGCTTAAAGCCATATGTGTTGCATTGGATAATATTATTGATGAAGAAGACAATATAAAGAAATGCGTATACGAAATAAAGTTATTGAATAAAGGAAAATCTGTATATGAAATAGGGGCAGGTCAATGTAATACAATGTTAAATGGCACGCCTTTGGGTGAAATTTTATATGAAATAAAAACGCATAAAAACTATTCACAAGCGAACAAGGGTTTACATGACTTGTTTTCCGTAAACAATTAAAAAAACAAATAAAAATGAAACAGATTTTACTATTATGCTTCATAGCATTAACATTCGTGGGGTGCGAATCAACTCGGGTTAAAGAGAATAGAAAAAAATATAAAGAATTTCTATATGAAATGTCCGACCGAAAAGATTACCTCAAAATAAAAAGTGAGCAGATTACGATAAAAGGCGAATATGAATCGGAAATGACTTTTTTAGTAGAGTTTGAAACACGGTATTACGACAGAGTTTTGAATGACAAAATAGAAATCTATTTTATAGGCAATAGCCTTACCAGAATAAACGGAGAATATTATCTAAAATATAAAACAGACTTTTTACTTAAAGTGCTTGGAGTTGGAGAGTGAGTGCGAAGCTACAAATGACAACACAGCCAAAGTATTTAAAATCATGCACACCCGACTACTCGAAATAATAAAATACAAAACAAACGGCAAAAAATCAGAATTTGCCGCCTTGTTGGGTTGGACGCCCCAATACCTCACAAAGCTAATCAAGGGGGGGCATTTCGGTCTTAATCCAGCGACTACGATAATAACAAGTTTCCCGGAGATTAACGCTCGTTGGCTCTTAACGGGCGAGGGCGACATGATTACTGATAACAATATGTCAATCATACGAAAGAATATATACAATAATATGTCGCGCATCCTTGAACTTGAGCGTTATATGCCTGTTATGTCGTCGGAAGAACTTCGAGCTTTTGAGCAAACCGCCACAGGCAAAAAAAACGTTGATTTCAGTCCCGATGTGGTTGAAAGGTGGAGCAATCTGTTAGAACAACGAGAAGTCGCATTAAACGCCAAATTCAAAGCCGCAAACACAAAATCAAAGAAGATATGCAGTCAGAAGATAGCCAAAAGGTAATAAAACGCTTTTTTGAGGCTATATATGCCTTAAAATTAAAAAAAGTCATTCGAGGAAAACAGACGTTTACCAACCGGTATGGCATAAATCGCTGGAACTTTAATACAGTAGAGAAGAAGCCTAATAGCGGTATGGTTGAAATAGCTTGGCTCTCACATTTAATCGCAGATTACAATGTGTCCGCCAGATGGCTTATGACAGGTCAGGGAGAAATGTTTGTTTCTGATGAAATCGCAAAACAGGAGAAATGAACATAAAAAGAACTTGCCATTTCTTGTTAAACAAAGAATCGGGGTACGATGATTCGAAACTTCGGTATCGCATTAAATGGGATGGGAACACCGTTGCCTTTAATTTAGGCTATCGCGTAGAGGCGGCAAAATGGAGCTATGAAACGCAACGCTGTATAATCAATACAACACATGGAAAGAAGAAAAACTCTGCAAGCGTTATAAATCGAGAAATACAGAAATTTGAAAGCATAGCCGAAGAGGTATTCAAACATTATGAAGCTATTGATAAGATACCCACGCCGGACGAGTTTCGGTTAGAGTTTAACATCCGAAGCGGCAAGGTAAAAAAGGAACAGATTCTGCCCCACAAAACGTTTTATGACATATACGACGATTTCACGTTGGAGGTTGGTTTTGCAAACCAATGGACAAAGGCTACATATCAGAAGTTCGACGCCTTAAAAAAACATCTTCAGGACTTTGCTCAAGATTTAACTTTCGAATATTTAGATGCGAACGGCTTGTCAAACATTGTTGCGTACCTCCGGGATAACAGGCAAATGAGAAATACTACGATTGAAAACAGATTGAGCTTCTTGAAGTGGTTTCTCAGGTGGGCGGACGCAAAGGGCTTTAACCAGGAGAGAGCCTATATGTCGTTTTCTCCGAAAATGAAAACATCAGAAAAAAAGGTAATATTCTTAGATTGGGACGAACTTACAACGGTGTATAATTTTGATATACCCCAAAATATGCCAGGAATAGCTCGTGTACGCGATGTCTTTTGCTTTTGCTGTTATACAGGCTTGCGTTACTCTGATGTGGCTAATTTGAAGCGTTCCGACGTTTTTCCAACATACATATCTATAACGACGATAAAGACCGCCGATAGCCTTAAAATAGAACTAAACGATTACTCTAAAGCAATACTTAATAAATATAGCGGTGAACTTTTTGCCAATAATTTGGCATTGCCAGTAATAAGTAACCAAAAGATGAATGAAGCGTTAAAGGAGCTTGGCGAGCTATGCGGCATAGACAAAGCCGTAACGGTTACTTATTACAGAGGTAACAAAAGAATTGAAGAAATATATCCTAAATATGCCCTTTTGGGTACTCACGCCGGGAGGCGTACATTTATTTGCAATGCCTTAACGCTTGGCATCCCGGCACAGGTCGTAATGAAATGGACGGGGCACAGCGATTACAAAGCAATGAAGCCGTATATTGATATAGCGGATAAGGCAAAAGAAGAGGCTATGGCATTATTCAATACAAAGAAAAAAAAGTCCCCGAAATCAAAAAACGGGGACTAAAACGGGGACTATTTATGGTTACCATAACTTATTTATGCGTTTAAGCTATTTATATAAGTGTCTGAATATTAGAAAATGCTTACGCCTGATTATTGAGATATACTGCAGGGCAATCCCCCCGCTTCCGCAGAGAGTAGCTTGATAATATCAGGCTGCTCTTTTTGTTTTCAGATAATCTTTTTCCTCAATAACTCATACCAAACTGCCACAACGGAATGACATTCAAAGATCCACTCTCTATACCATCTTTTACAATATATCCGTTCTCAATACCTTCAATC